ATGTCCGCTAACACCTCTCCCACCACACCCGCGCAGGCAGGCATTGCCGATGCCCAGCGCTGGCTGTCCATCGTGGACAAGATCGCCGATACCATCTCACCCGCGCCGCTCGCCACGGTGCAACTGATGGGCCATGCAAACCGCCTCAAGGATGCAACGAGCGCACTCCGCGAAATCCTGGGCGCCGGCCAGTCCAATCCGAACGAACAGCAGATCCTCAGCGTGCAATGCCAGCTCTCGGACATCGAGGCCCAAGCGCGTGTCCTTCGCATAGCCGCAGAAAGCGAAAACCTCGATCAGGACGATGCCGCCACCATCGCCCGGATGATTGAGCGGTTCGCGCTGTGCGCCAACAACGAACTGCACCAGCTGTCGCAGGGCAGCGCGGAGGTGGTCCGTGGGTAACGTCCTGAGTTTCCCAGCTCGCTTGGCAGAAACGCGAGTCACCGCGCCGGCCGTGTGGCAGGAGGAGTCGCCTGCTGGAACTTGGCCGGATGCGGTGCTGAATCGCCTCGTGACCGACCTGGAGAAGGACCGCGGTCTCGACGCGACCTATCGCTCGCTTCGTCGGCAGCTGGACCGCCAAGGCTTCGTCGCGGAATGGATCGACAACTACCTGCGCGTGACGTGCGGGGTCGCATCCGTGCAGTACATGCGCGGCGACGACTACAAGAAAGTCATCCCACACCTGCGGCGCATCGTGGAGGACGCCAAATCGCTGCAGTCCGACATTCAGGTCATTGGCAACCGCCTGCGCGCCGCGTTCTCTCGCTACGTCATCGGAGCGGGTACACCCTGGACGCCTACCATCCAGAAACGGCTGGGCCGGCGATTCGACAAAAGGGTCGAGCGGCTGGACTGGAACGCCATCAAGGCCGAAATCGGTGGCGTGGTGGATGAGGTGTGCGACGAGACGGCATCCCCTTTGGAGCACGAGAGCGACGCCCTATCCGAACTCATCGCGGCGCGAATCAGGCAGAAGATCCGGGACTGGGAGGCCGCATCAGGTCAGCCCGACGAGGAGGCGCTACTACTGCAACGCCTCAGCACCCTGGCGACACGAGAGGGCGGGCTAAAGGCATCGACGGTGCAAGGGCTGCGCGATCTGTCCAAGCACAAGGAGGTGCGCCATGTTTGACCTTGCCACCATCAGCCGGCCCAACGCAAACCAGTTCCTCCGTGAGGAACTGGCCGAGATGCTGGCCGAGAGCGGTCTTCCAACAGTAGAGGAGGCCGAAGCCGCCCTGCGCTGCATAGCCGATGTGCAGGCAGTCGCCGCTTCGCTTGTCCGCTCCCGGGACGCCAACGCCGCCCAGCTCCATCACCACGCCCAACAACTCACCCAGGCTGCAGCTGTGCTGCGCCGCTTCGTGGAGCGCACCTGATGACAAGGCCCTATGACATTCCCATGCTCACCATCGCAAAGGCCGGCGCCACTGCCGCGTTGATGCCCGCGGCCCGGATGCGGGAGGCGGTGCGCGGCTGCATTGGCCAGCTGCATCTGATGGCGGAATTGTTCTCCCACGGTGGGCAGCGAAACACCGATAAGCTGCACCAGCATGCGACCCAGCTGTACGCCATCGCGGCCGAGCTTGAACAGCTGACCGAGCGGATGCCTGTACCCGTCTCCATCCCGTCCGCGCCCGTGTGGGCCTACTCCGACCGGCTGTGTTTCGTGGCCCAGGTCCGGGGCGATGACCTGACGGCCGACGAGTGCCGCGAGCATGCGGCCACGCTACTGGAATACGGGCAAGCAGCGATCCGCTGCGCTGCCGGCAGGGGACAGCACGAGTGCGACCCTGTCGACACCATGACCAACGCCATCAACGGTGCCGACTTCCTGCTTCAGATTGCCCACTCGCTCAACGTGGCAGCTGAGCGGATGGCAGGTGGTTCGGTAGACGCTCCTGTAGACACCCAAACGTCTACCGACACATCTACACGGGATGGGGCGGACGACAAAGTCACCCCCAGGGCGGCCGATAGGGCAGCTCCGAAGCAGACGGAGGCGGCCTGATATGGAAAACAACGCCATCACCAGCCTAGTCGTGGACGAGCGTGCCAGCCTCGTGGATCTCGTCCAGCAGGCGCACGACATCGTGCAGAGCGTCACCCAGGTGCTTGCCGACCATGCGGAACATGGACAGGGCGTGGAAGTGCAGCGCGCACTGTTCGGTGGCCTGTACTTGGCCGAGCAGGCACAGAAGCTGCTGGAGCGCGCCACGGTGTTGACGCCACCTAGCCAAGAAACGACGGGAGCCCAGTCATGACACAGCGCCAGATGGACGCACCCCAGCCGTTGCCACGCTGCAAGCTGGGTCACCCTGTTCGTTACATGTTCGACGCGCGCTGCGCGAAGGCCGGCGGGGGCCATTTCATCGAATGTCGGTGCTGCTCAACCCGGAAGCACCCGTCATTCGCCTTGGCCCTGCAGGACTGGCGCCGAATGCACGGGCTCCGCACGCCTAGGGTGATGCCGACCCAGCCCGGGCAGCGAGCGCTATTTCCCGTCCCATCCCGTGCCGCCTGATGCTCCACGGTGCATGCGATGTTCCACGGGAAACCTATATGTTGTGGGTTACGGAAGCGTACAAGGCCGTCCAGCCCAATATATGGTGGTTCAGTGTTGACACACCCCACGCCCGGTGGCACAACTGCGCTCCGGGCCGGGAATCAGTTGGCGAGACTGACCTAACCGACGATCTACTCCGCACAACCCGCCTAGCTCGACGGAGCGAAAAGCCGGCCACCTACCGGCCTGGCGGGAATCTCACTAGGCTTGGCGCGAGGGCGCGAGATGGACAAAACAAAGGCTCTGCAGAACTACAATCCCGACGAGGCTCTGCTATCTGAAGTAAGTGCCCGTATCAGGGAGGTCGAGCGTATCGCGCTGGCCAAACCCGCTGTTTCCAAGATTTCTGCACTTTTTGACCAACGCACAGTTGAGGCTGCCCAGCGCCATGAAGCGCGGATCGCTCACCTTGCCGAGAAACTCGGCATAGACAAGACAGGTGCGCGACTTACAGCTCGGGCATTGGATTCGCTGGACTCGCTCGCCCTGGAAATCGCAGACAAGCTGGAATGGGATCATGAAGGTGATGCTTTCCAGAAGGCGACGGAGGCTGCGGTTCCTGACGACTGGTCGCCCGAAGGGATGGCTGCACGATTCTTCAATCCCGACTATGAACTTGCCAGCGCCTACCTGCAGGTCCGAAAAATCACGGAATCGGTGGAGCGAGGCGATCTTTTGTGGGCGATTGGTGACCTCGCGGATGTGGCGCGCCGCACACTGGGGGACGACAGTCACAGAGAGTTGTCAGCCACGAATAGCGCTAACGCGAAATCTGGTTGGTCATGGCTTGACGAGGTAGCACAGGTTGCGGTCGACAGACGCAAGGCTGACCTAAAAGATGACCCAGTCAAGTACAAGGCGCGCGCAGCAAGCGTCCGCAAGATGCTGCCTGAGATCAGGGCCCTCTATGACGAGAAAGGGCGGGCCAGGAATGTTCGACTACACAAAGACGAACATCAAGCCTGCCGAACAATCGATGGTTGGCTGGTAGCTGCCGGGATTCGCTAACTCCCCAACTACGTATGCGGGCATACGTAGTACGCATGCGCGCCTACGTACTGCGAATGCGCGCATTCGTTCTATAAGTCACTTCGCTCCATCAATACGCTTCATTTAAGCCGCACAACGGCGTTAAACGGAGCAGCAAAGTGGCAGGGAATTTACTGACAGTCGCCCAGCTGGCAAAGAACAGTGCCTTCACCGAGGGCCAGTGCCGGGGCTGGATACAGAACGCAGGACGGAACGGACTCGCTCACGCAATCGAGCGTGTTGGCAGTCGCGTTCTGATTGATATGGAAAAGTTCACGGAATGGCGCCGGCAGCAAGACGCCAACCGCCGTCCAGGCGGTGACGCTTGAACGCCGCTGCGAACTCCGGCCTTCTGCGTCTTTCGCAGATCGTCAACCAACCCGCCAAGGGAACCCGACCAGCACGCGCTGGCATCGTCCCAGTAAGTGCCGCCACGTGGTGGCAGTGGGTCAAGGCGGGCAGGGCGCCTGCTGCGATCAAGCTCAGCCCCGGTGTGACCGTGTGGCGCGAGGCTGATGTGCGTGCGCTGATCGACCACGCCGCGGCCAATGTCGACCATGCCCAAGGTGCCGCATGACTGCGCCGCTCCCTGACTTCATCCGCCTTCGCGAGCTGGTCAACCACCCGGCGCGCAACGGCAAGCCGGCAACCAAGGGCATCGTGCCGATGGCACAGAGCGCCTGGCTGCGTGGCGTTGCCCGGAACGAGTACCCGGCCCCGGTAAAGCTCGGCCCAGGTATCACGGCTTGGCGTGGCCAGGACATCCAGGCATTGCTGGACCGCTGGAGCGGGAAAGGCGGTGGCGAATGACCCGTCGCAAGTCCACCACCGCGAGCACCCCTCAGCGCCTCAGCACGAGCCGCCGACCCCGCAGCAGCACCACCCTCGCGGGCGGGTGTCTGCGCGCGTCTCCTGGGCCAAATGAGGGCTTGGGCTTCGGGGTTTCTCCCACGGCTATCTGGAATCTGCGCCTATACCTTTATCCGGCGCGGGGGTATGTCACCGACCCGAAAGCCGGAAAAGTCTACGGCCGGCTGGGGAAGGAAGTTGGCGGAGTCGGCCCTGACGGCTACATGCGTACCGGAAGGGTGCAACCCGGGGATGAGCAGTACATCCATCGTTTCATCTGGTCATCAGTACACGGTGACATACCGCCCGGCATGTGCATCGACCACAAGAACGGACAGCGGGCGGACAACCGTATCGCGAACTTACGTTTGGTCACTCCAGCGCAGAACGCGCACTACGCGTGCCTTCGTGGATCCATTGCGACAGGAGAGGACAAGCCGAACGCCGTACTGACCGCAAAGCTCGTCCAGTCGATCCGCGCGAGCCAGAAATCCAACAAGGACTGGGCTACCGAGTTGGGCGTGGCTGCCACGACAGTTCGAGACGCTCGTTCTGGCAAGAGCTGGCGGCACGTCAGGCCGTGTCCACGAATGCGCGCCAAAAGGCGACCACGTTCCAGATAAGCGAAACCCCAAGCGTTGGCGCGCTCGGGGTCTCTGAATGCAATCGGCGAAGAATGCGGGGTCAGTCTAGCGCCGGCCCCTAGAAGGCACAAGGAATGGCTGACAACAAGCAATGGAGCAGGCAAAGGGGGCGAAGCCCAGGTGCCTCGTTCGTGTCGATTCCACATTTCGTCATGGAGTCGACGCAGTACGGCGAGATTGACGCGTTTGCATTGAAGCTCCTCCACGAGCTGGTACGGCAGTACCGAGGGAGCAACAACGGGAACCTTTGCGCTGTCCAGAGCGAACTAGCTCTCCGCTCCCACACTTGGCGGAGCAAGGACGTGCTGAGTCGAAAGCTGGCCTACCTCGAATCCCAAGGCTGGATCATCAAGACGCGGCAAGGGTCGAAACTGGACGGCTGCAATCTGTATGCGGTGACTTGGTGGCCAGTGGACGCGGCGCCCGGGAAGCACCCCTTTCCGCAAGAGCGGAAGCCATCCCACGCATGGAAAAACGCTGACCGTAGTCCGTCTGACGGACCGCGTAAGTCCGCCTGACGGACAGCAAAGGCTCTCGCTCCCCGTATGACGGACGGAAGCCCAACTAAAAAACAAGGAGTTACAAACAGATGAGCGTCGTTTTGCAGTCCGTCAAACGGACCCCCTTATACAATCTAGCCATAGGCGGATCTTTCTCGGGTCTTGATTGCAGCTCTGGATGTGCTGTCTTAAGCGGCGCTTTCCAGAACGAGCCCTCCTACGATGGCGTCGACGAGGTGGGCCAATGACCCACCCACACGTGCCGACCGGCGAAGGCTGGTCTGACCTAGCACCCACTCAACCGGGCAACTACCACTTCACGAGCGCCGAGACAGATGGCGATTGGGAAGTCCTGCGCGTGGACACCTGGCTCGCCTTCCGCTGGCGCGATGACCGAGCCTGGGCCGGCGATCCGTGGGGCCGTCGCATTGGCCTGCACATGGATTGTCCGCACGTAGGCATGACAGCGGTGACGGACTACCACAACGGCTTGACCGAGCCGCGATGGCGCTGGCTGGGAAACCCAATCGGTAACCGAAACGAAACCCAACGAGAACCCAGTTGGTTTTCAGATGCACTGGGCTGAGGTCCCACAAATCGGCGGCATTGGGCACGAAAGGACGCCTAGACAACCGTAGGGCAACGGTTTCGCACCGGTTTTCAAAACTGGGCGAGACGCGGGCAAATCACACACATCGAAGCAAGGAGGCAATGGATGGGTACGCAAGGACAAGGGAGTCAAGATTGGATGGGCAGCGAATTGGTTGACGCTGAGCAATCGTCGACCGATGGGACTTCGGTCGGCGGTGACCACGAATTGGAACATGGGCTTCCCGTCATAGGGACGCCGCTAGTGGAGGAGGCGGCGAGGTGGGAGCTTCACATCAAATTGGGCCTTCCTTATCGCACCAGCTACGAAGCACGCATGCGTCATTTCTTGGCGCTATGTGCCAGGTCTGGAATTCGCGCGAACTCCCTGCAGCTCGTGGTGGCATTCCGGTACGGGTACTGGGCTGCCGCGGGCGATCCAGTTGCCTACGAGCAACAAGAAATGTCGCTGGAGCTGCGGATCAGAAAGCAGACGTTCGGACGCCTCGTGCACCTGGCGACGACTGCGTGGGGCGGAGTCGAACGCGATGATTCATGCAGGGTTTATCCAAACTACGCGTTTGGTGCCTTTTCTGGAGAAACCGGAACTCATACTCGTAATGAGGATGGTGATATTGACGGTGTGATAGGCGGGTGGGGTATGCCCGATCTCCTCACCGAACCGTACATCGACGAGGCGGCGTAGGTCTTTGTGGCTCGAATGGACTCCACGCCTCCATAGGCATTCCCGTGCGCTTATCTCGCGGCGGAGGAAGTAAGTCGACGATTCGCCGCGCCAGAATTCGACTGCAGCCCAAGGCTTCGGTCACTCGCCTGCCTGGCGCCAAGGGTCAACCGCGCCGCCCCGGTGTCCAGGCGGCACTTTCGCTTCGTCCCGACGCAAACGCGTGTGTGTCGTGGCGGGCGGGCGCAATAGCGCCACACCGTGCCGTCCCGGGTTGTAGGGCGGCGATCCGTTTCACCCTGGCCAAAAGACCCCAGGGTTTGGGCGCGCTCCTTCGCGCCCAGCCGCGCCACCCCGGCAAATGGGTGGCAACTACCAAGCCAAAGGAGTGGCACAACAATGACGGACGTACAGATTGGGGGCTGCGCCTTCAAGTTAGCGAGCAGCGCGCTCGAGCTGGTACAGGGTGGGCATGGCGAATGGGGAATCAGCGATATCGCCCCAGGTGAGCCGGCCGAAGGCCTCGCGCCCATATGGGATAAGTGTCTGGGCCTGCTATTCGAATCTGGCTGCGTGCTGTTTGTGGATTTGGGCGATGGGGTGTGGCGCATCGTGGCAAACCTCGATATCTCGGCTGAGGCTGGCCAAGCCACGTTGCGGAACATCCGAACCGCGCTCGCCTATGCTTTCGCGTCTACCAACTGCATGCGAGTTGTCAGCAATTGCCCGGCCGGGGCAGTGTCCTCGGTCGCGGCGGTGGGCCTTTATCCGTACGCCGAGCGCCGGATTGTAGGCGCTGACGGCAAGGCTCTGACCGACGTTCAAGTATCAGCAAACCTGGACGAATGGCTCGAGCTGTTCGGGCCGCGCCTGTTCCATGTGGAGGCATGTCGCTTCGACAACGCCCCCAAAGCAGTTCGGGCGCTCACGAGGTGGGCGCTGCGATACGGCGAAGACCCGATGGACGTGTCCGACTCTGGAAACGGCTTTGGGGTGGATCAAATGGTCGCCGACGCCCGGGAACGCGCGACTTCTGCCGATTTCGAGTGGAAGGAAGGTACGGTCCAGTGGCTGGAACACGTGCCGGACTGCCCCTGGAGCGAGCGTGGAATTTGCAGGTGCGAGCCGCGCGTCGGATTCAGTAACGGAGCCGAGGTGCTGTACGTCCACCCGAGCGGTGCCGTCGAGAAGCGAGTAGTCAGCTAAACCAATCCGCAGGCAGGACGCCAGCGGATAACAACCAGGAGAAGGCAGGGATGCCAGTAGCAGGAGCCGTCATTGGGGCTGTAGGGTCGCTTGCGGGCGGCAAAATGCAGTCCGACGCCGCGGGCAACGCGGCCAACGCACAGACGCAGGCGGGCCGCGATGCGATCAATGCGCAGCTCGCCATGTACAACCAGAACCGCAACGACACCATGCCCTACCAGGCGACGGGCATTGGCGCGTTGAACGCCCTCGCTCAAATGTACGGCCTGCCGACGATGGGATGGGGCGGAGGTTCGGGTGGTATCACCGTTAGCGGGGGTGAGCCGGCGTCGAAAAAGAAGCGCACGCTGTTCGACAAGCTGACCGACCCAGCTAACGCTGCGGGCAGCATGGGCGGCACCAGTTACGACCCCATGGGCTTCTTCAGTGGTGGCGCTGGCCAGTCGACCACGCCACTGCAGTTCGACGTCGGCAGCTCGGGCGGCGGTGGGGTCATGTCAGGCAGTGGCACCGCGGACTTCAGCCAGTTCTACCAGACGCCGGACTACATGGTTGCGATGGAGGAAGGCTTGAATGGCTTGAATCGCCTTGCCGCCGCGCGTGGTGGATTTCGGTCGGGTGGCCACGACGCTGATGTGATGCGATTCGCCAGCAATCTCGGATCGCAGGCCTTTGGCAACTACCAGAACAACCTGTTCCGACTCGCCGGCTTCGGCGGTCAGGCGAATAGCCAACTGAACTCGCTCGGCCAGAACACGGCGAGCGGCGTCAGTAACGCGATGCAGAACATGGGTCAATCGCGTGCGTCTGGCTGGTCATCAATGACATGTGCGCGCATGAGGACTTCATCCCTACGTTTGCGGCAGCCAATGGCGTGCCAGATTTGCCGGAGAAGATGCTCAAGGGCCATGAGCTCAACGGCAAGAAGTTCAAGGTGCACCTAGACGGCAAGAACCTGCTGCCGTTCCTGAAAGGCGATGAGGACAAGAACCCGCGCGAGTTCTTCCCGTACTGGAGCGATGACGGCGACCTGTTGGCCATCCGCGTGCGCCACTGGAAGATCAGTTTTATGGAGCAGCACACCCACGTAAGCCCGAAGACTCCGCTGGGGGTTTGGCAGGGCAAGTTTACCGACTTGCGTGCCCCAAACATCTTCAATTTGCGTTCGGATCCGTTTGAAGAAGGCACCGAAGGTATCTATTACGGCGACTGGCAGGCCCGCCGGATCTTCCTGATCGTTCCCGCACAGGCCATCGTAGCCAAAATGCTGGAAAGCTTTAAGGACTTTCCGCCCCGCGCCAAGGCTGCAAGCTTCACGGTAGGCGATGCGCTGGACAAGATACAGACGGCGAGTCCTAGTCAGAACTAGGCTGGGAGGTGCGGTGCTCCTAGGTATGCCGCGCCGCAAGGCAACGAATTGTCCGCCGCCAACCTGCAGCAAGTAAGTCCGATCGTGAGCCGCCCGAGGTGACCAGCCTCTTACCGCCAGGTATGGAAATGACAGGTCGGACGCGATTCGTCTTTCGCGAGGCGAGTAACTACCAAATTCACGCATGCCACGGTGTCTGGGGTGGTCCCAACCCGCATGGCCAGCTTGAGGCGAGCTTCTACGTTGATTCGCCGCTTCTGCCTGTTGTGGCCAACATGCGCACATCGTCAGAAGTGCCTGGCTTGTCGGTGCTAGAGAGTCAGGACTTTCCTGTCGCGGGGGATGAGGGCGATGTACTACACGCTCGCCGTCTAGTCACGGGCGTCGTTCTCACGCCTGCGGACGCGATTGCCATTGGCGAATGGCTCATCCAGAACGCCACATCAATTCTGGCAATAACGGGTAGGCGCCCTTAGTGTCTACTGCACGTTGCCAAGACGATGCGCCTCATTCGTGCGCAGGAAATCGGACAACGAACTGGCTGCCCTTTCCCCGACCTTCGCTCTTAGCCTGCACTGAGCCGCCGTGCAGTTCTACCGTCTTCTTCACGACCGCCAGCCCTAAGCCGAGTCCAAGTTTGGTTCCCTTGACCCTGGAGTCCGTGAAGAGGTCAAACAGATGGGATAGTTGCTCCGGTGCTATTCCTCTTCCTTCATCTGTCACACGAGTTACAACTTCTAGTCCTTCGACGGTGCCTGTGACCCAGATTCGCCCCGGGTTGGGGGTATAGCGCAAGGCATTGGCTATCAGGTTAACGAAGACCTGCTGCATTCTCATGCCGTCGATGTGCATCTCTATTTCGGCCTTGGGAACGAGCACATGGACATTTCGATTCTCTTGTCCGACTTGGCGCTGCGCGATTTGTGCCGACGACGTTAGTAGATCACGCAGGGTGCACGGGCTTCGGTCGAGGCGAAATCGCGCAGCAGTTATCCGACTGTGCTGAAGCAGGTCGTCAATTAGCCGGCTGGCCAACTTCAGGTTCTCATTTAGCCCTGACATGGGTCGCGCGACGTCAACCTCTTCGGGAATCCGGGAATCGAGCAAGTCCGTGGCCAGCGCAATGCCCGCCAGAGGATTGCGTAGTTCGTGAGCCAGAACAGCGATGGCACCGCTCATATTGTCGGCAGCCTGTACGGCTGACCGCCTGCGCTTCCGGTCGGTCTCCAGCTGCATACGAACTACGGTTAAGTCGCGAAACAATTTCAGATAGGCGCATCCTTCGCAGTCGCCGCCCAAATACACAGCCATTCCTGAAGCCCAAAATCTGGAATGGTCCATTCGTTCCATCCAACGGTCGTCGGACGCTGATCCGCTCGTGAGTGCGACCTCTAACTCGTGGTCTGGTATGCCGTTCTTGATATCAGCCTCGGTGAAGAAGTGCGAGAAATTCATTCCCCTAAGCTCGTCAGCGCTTGCGCCCAGGACAACGCCAGCACCTTCGTTTGCCCACGTGATAGTTCCGGCGCTATCGAGAAGCAGCACAACGTAATCTTGAGTCCGCTGCACGAACTGCCACAGCATCTGCTGGACTTCTTTCTCGTCTATGCTCGGCGGTGTCGAGGGCATGCGCTACTTCCTGCTCATCTGGGCGGAGAGTGACAGTAGTCTCCTCCGGAGATGTGAAGGGACATCACCATCTCGTCGCGAAGCGTGTATACACTTACCTGGGATTCCGACCGAAGGTGACTTCCAGTGGAGCGAGAGGGCACTTTCGAGCTATTCAGTACCGCAGGGCAAATGCTTAGTGATTCAACGCTTTGGCAGGCAACTGGGTATGTATTCGCGAAGGGCGAAGTCGATTGCTTGGAATGCGGCCATGTCGGCGGAGGGTTCCGTAGTCGCGAAGAAGCTGAGATTGCGGCTATTGACGCTGCTCGTGCTATTGCCCGGGGCCTGCCACCCGATGACAGCATTCGGAAGCGAAATGCCGAGTTCCTGCGCAAAGAGTGGGAGAAATAACCCTAAAGCCAGGCTATTCAATTGGCCGAGCGGCGCTGCCCTGCGGCGACGCCTCCGTTAGTTGCAATGCTGCCCAATCGGGCGGCGCGATACCCTCGGAGACGAGCACGGACATGACATCAGCATAGATTTCTTGCGCTGCGCTCTCGTCCATTCCCTGGAGTAGTGGCGCCCATGCCAACTCAAGCCGCTCAAGCAGTTCTTCGCCGGTCAGGGCCTGCTCCTTCATGGCAGCGAGCTTGCCAAGGAAAAGCTCCCAGGCGGTGGCATCAAATATCTCTGGTCGCATGGTCTCGCCCTAGAAGCCTGCGATCAGGAAAACCACCCCAAACACCACCAGAGTGGACACGGCCGCCGCAGCGCTCCAGATGAGTGCCAGCTCGATGCCGTCTTTGCGGCCGGCCGTGGCTGGACTAGATGATTTCCCTTCCATAGACCCTCTTCTCGATGTCGCTCACGCCTCTAGTCTATCCAGAGTGCCTTAATTGGTAAGCCCCTTGGTTGCCAGCCGGCCTCGGCCGCATAGGAAAGCTGGGCAAGTTGACACAGGCCCAGGGCAATCGCGAGTAGAATTTAAAAGGGGGCCGGCTGTAGGGCAGCCGACCCCCAGACGCCGTCAGGCGTTGTACCACTGGTCTTTCGTCTTGTCGTACACCTGAATGCCAGGGATGGCATTCACCACCAAGCGGATACCTGCCAGGCAATCTGCGTGGTTCTTGTACCCTTCACTGCCATCCGCAATCTTTCGCGCATTGGCGGCGTAAAGGGTCCAGCGGAACTCGCCGGCGGTATCCTTGTAGAGCACGAACTGCTTCAGTTCTCCAGCCATTTGCTTCTCCACGTTGCGCAGCCATTCGCTGCATCTTCCACACTACAACCTTCAAACCCGCGAGGGTTGCAGATAAGTCTGTGGGCATCCTGTGGACGTCTCAGCTTCTGCGATTGCGCGGCAGGAACTTAGAGCGCTGCTCCTTCGTGGTGATACTTTCGCCAGAGGCTGGAAATCGAATGGGCGCCATGCGGTGCCCGTCTGCTGGTCCACCTGGACCGGGCACGCCGTTGCCGCGCGCCGGCTGATCTCAGGCGTTGCAATTAGCTGCACGCAGACTGTCGGCATGGACACGAGAAAGAGCCAAGAGGCGCTTGGCCAGGGCTGGGCGCACCTCACCTGCAGGGATAGCCGGACGCCGGAGCAACGCGCTGCGGACGAGCAAAGGGAAAGAGCCAGGCGCCGTGGACGTCGGCGCAAGGAATGGTGGAAGCAAGACATCCCAGGTCAGGAGGCCGACAACCAGTGAAGGAATACCAGAAGGGTGAACCGACGGCAGTTGTCCGCGTGGAGGTGTTCGTGGAATCCCTCAGACTTGGCGCGAAGCTGCTCGACGTGCGGCACGATGGAAAAGTGGCAGAGGAGATTGCGCGCCTGATGGCTGGGCGAGCACTCGATCTGGGTACGGATAGCGTGTCTACGGTTGCGCACAAGACCATCCCCTACGAGTTGCGCGCGATTGGCGCAGAGGAAGTCGGCATCCTGCTGGGTCTGGCACCGCGCACGGTGCTGGAGACGGTGGCATGCCGGCCAGACTTCCCCATCAGGCTAACCAAGCGCCCAGCAACGTGGGTGGCTGGAGAGGTATTGAAATGGCGGGACGCCAATCGAGTCGATTGAGGACGAGAAGGTTCAGGAGTGCATTCGATTCTGCGCACCATCCCCATAGGGCCTTTTCACGTCAGGTCCCGGTTTGGGAGTGGGGCGCTCTCAACGGCTTGGATTCCGGCGATTTGTCCTGACGGAGGAAGATAGAGAGAACCACTATCGCCAGTACAGCCAAGAACTCGCTCTGCCAGTTCTGGAAGGACTCAAACCAAAACTGTGCTCCTTCCAAATGCGTGAGCAGCGAGACCTGAGGTGAGCCTGCTGCAAGGCGCTCGTTGTTCTCGTGCAACCAGCTTCCATATCCGTGCAGAGCGAAGGAAACGGAGAAGAGCAGGAAGAAGGCGAGGGCTAGCGAGTGCGCATAGAGCACCTTTGCAATGCCACCGGCCCTTATGGGCCAAGGAGTTTGGCCCGGATCAACCCTCTCTTCTTCTTCAGCAGGATCGAGGGGGCGAGACTCTGCTGAACCTCGTTGTCTTAGCCAGACCGTTAGAAGAACGTACATCCCCATCTGCAAGAACTCGCTTTCCCAGTTCTCGAATGTAGCGGAGATGAAGTGCCCGCTCGTCAGGTAGAGCGCGAGAGAACCCGGTAGCTCATGGTCACGCAATCTGTCCTCATTCCATGCCGCATGGCCATAAAAAACTTGGGCGACCAGGAAGACCAGGAAGAACGCTAAAAGCGTCAGCGCAAGTCCATTACGCCGCCAGAACGAGAATTGCGCACGAGGGCTCATACGGTCTACAAGTAGTCTTCGCGTGCTTTCTCAGCTCTTGCGGCGCCGATGGCGGTCTCTACCTTCTTCTGTTCCTCAGGAGGGGGCAGAACAGCCGGCATACCAAGGCTCTGGATCCAAAGCTCGCGTGCCCAGCCCATCGTGTGATAGAGGTGGTGGTCCTCATCTTGTTCAACTGCATCGAACGCGGCTTTGAGGACCTTTGCATCGGGTCCACCATTCTCAGCTACCTTGCCGATCAGTTCCCAATTCTGGTGGTCCTTTGTCTCGGCCAGCACCACGCATTCCGCGGCCACCAACTCAGCAGCAGCGGGCTCTGCATTTGCAATCGCCATCTCGATGGCTGCGACCAAGGACTCCCCGTGGTGAGTCACGACGGAGCGGCCTGGACTGGCGGCTTCCGGATCCAGGCCGACCTGCTCGAAAACGCGCAACAATACTTGCTCGTGCGTGCGGGTTTCGTCCAGGTACTCCTGCCACTCCTTCTTCAGGTCCTCGTTAACCGCCGCCTTGATGGCGGCTGTGTAAACCTTGATGCCGCCGCGCTCGGTTTCCAGCGCCTGCAGGAGCAGTTCGGTTACTTGTGCACTATCTTGTTTTCTGGCCATGGGGAGTCTCCTTTTGTGCCATGTTTACGGAGGAGGATGGCAAGGCAACGTGATGCCGCTGCTGGGCGGGGAGGGGCACGGGCGCGGCATTGATGGTCCTTGGGGAGGCGCCTCCTCGGTGCAGTTGCGCGGGGAATTTCGGTAGGTTCCTTTCACGCGGTCTTGCGCGGGGCGGCGCTATGTAAGAGCTTTGCTACTAAGGTCCGGTCAATGAGCGCTTACAAACCCGCCGTGTTGCCGCCTTCGTTTCAATGGGTAGAGCGAGCTCCGTCGACGAAGGTACTTCGCTGCTGCGACAAAGAAATACTTCGCGTGGTGCCCATGAACCGCGGCTGGGTCGTCGAAGTATTGGTCCCCGACGCCGACGGCAACCAACCTCGATTTGTTCCAACATCCAAGGAAGCTGGCGCTTGGTGGGGTGCGAGATGGGCGAAGGATAGGGTTCGCTATCTCGAATGGACTACCCGTCAGGAACCGGCGCTTGAACTGGGGAGCCCGTGATGTCCGACGACTTGACGATGCGGGGCGAACCCGACCGCAGCCGGATTGCTCTTGGCGAAGAACACGAAGTTCGCTACTGGACGAAGAAATTCGGGGTGACCGAGGAAGACTTGCGAGTCGCGATAGACGCGGTGGGAAAAGCTGCAAAAAACGTTGAACTGTGGCTTGCTCGTCGAAAGTGACATTGGGCTTCGGCAGGATTGAATCCACATGAAGTTGAGCATTGCTCCTATCGGAGGCGGCTACCTCATCTATCCAGACGCTTCTGAACTGGAATCCAGGGGAGAGGACACGCAGTGCGTCGATTCCGACGGTCTTCCGCGGCAAGAACTAATTGAGCATGCCATGGCGACCCTTGGGTACCTTTTGCTCGACCGACACCCAATCAGCCAGTTGCCCTTAGCATTCGCGCCGCTGCATGCTCATCTGTGGAGCGAACCCCGTATGGTGAGGCCCCATTCGTTGACCAAGCCAAGAATGCACTTCGGAGCTTTGGTCAGCAAAGCTTCGACATTCGACCGTGCCAAAGGGCGGTGAACGTGCCCGACAGGGGTTGAGCTGCGAAATGCGCAGCGGCGGCCGGTGGGTGTCAGTGTTGAGGCTTCTTTCGTTGTGGGGAGGGCCGAATGAGAGTATGTTTTGTGGGCACTCGGCGTACCTGGCGCCGTGCTCCCTGGGGCCTCCGTGCAGCTTCCTACCGTACCGGATAAGCTGCGATGAGAAGGACTAGAGTAATTCAGCACGCCGCACTGGCCCGCCCATCATTGCATTGCATTCGGTCAACGGGGTGCTTCTCGCCCCTGGGCTACGACAATGCAATCTTTAAACAGCGAATTCCGCGACTGGGTACTTGTAGCTGAGAGCAACTACCTGATCGCCGAACAACTCTGTTCAATTCTGCAGGACTGGGGATTCGTCGCTCTGGCTGCGCCAGATATGAAAGCGGCGGAAGACATGATGGAGAAGTCGCTGCCCATAGCGGCCCTTGTTTGCACACATTTGAACGATGGGCTTTGCTTGGCGCTGATTCGCAGATTGACACGACTGAAGATTCCAATCCTAATCTTGTCCGGATCGACACCTGAGGAAGCGGACATCGAATTGCGATCGTTGCCTTGGTGCACGAAGCCCTGCCGGACCGAAGATATGCGTCAGGCGTTGCTCAACTTGCTGGATCCCGCAGTCACACCGAAGGCCACCACAGGAGGCTGTGCCGATAGAGGAGATCGGTTAGTTTCGAGCCCCGTAGTTCCCACCCGATTTGGCAGTTAGACTGCTACTGCTATTTAGCAAGCACGCCGCCCCTCGCCTTGCTACCGGCCGTTACACTCCGCCTGAACCGGCGACTTCGAGGGCACGGCCTCGCGTTGGGCGGGGAATCTGAATGACACGAAGAACGACGCGTGCGAACGCCAATCTGCGGGCCCCATTCTGCGTCTCCTAGGTGCTTGGCCTAAAGCCCAAGCCAGCGTCGTCCAATAGGCCGGCCGCCCTGTCATACAAGGGAATACGCCGGGGAGGGGACAAGTTACTTGCTGCCGTGCGCACCTCCAGGATGAATTGCTCACGCACGTCATAAGGGTCGAGTCCGGCATGCTGGAGAGCCTGCAGTTTCATTTGCAGGTAAAGGACCGCCGTATTGAGTCTTTCTTCGGTCATGGTCTTGCTAAGCAGTAGCAACTCTATCGGCCAATTTCTGCCGAAATTGAGCCTACTCCGACGAGGCTGAAGATTGGTGTTCTGAGTTGGGAGTTACCTCACTTTGTGACGGTCACTACTTGGAGGCCCGTAGCAAGCGTGAGCGTAAGTGAGCGGGACGCACGCCTGTGGCGGCGTCGCTTCACCGAGCTCATTGGGTGGTCATATTCGGATTAGCGCAGCGCGGACCAGTCGGACGGTGCGATTCCTTCTCTCAGGAGCACTTTCATGACCTCCTCGTACAGTTCACGGCAGGTATCTTCGTCGCGGCCGTCAAAGAGCGGTGCCCAAGCATGTTCGAGCCGTTTCAAGAGTGGGTCACCGACCAGACCCTGTTCGGGGAGCGAAGAAAACTCCCGGAGGAAATGCTCCCAATCCTTGGCGTCGAAGAGTTCCGGTCTCATGCCCTTAACATCGCATTGCTCAGCGATTTTTTTACCTAGTGGCAGCTCGCAGACACACGGACCCTGCTATGCAGCGCAGCCGCAGTTGTAAGTTTGGCGGTGATGGGTTGCCAGAAGCCCGCCGCCGAGTCCGCGGCTCCGGGGGGGGGGGCGCCAAGGCGGATGCGGCGCAGGCAGCGCAAGCGACGAGGGGAGCCGCAAAGGAGGCTTACCTTTTCGGCTATCCGCTGCTGCTGATGGAATTCCAAGGAGCCGCTTGCATCGGGCGAATGGACGCCGCCGGCGGTAGCGCGGACCGACAAGTAGCGATGCGTCCCTCGCGCCAGTGCCGAACATGGCGTCCGTTTGGGGTCGAAAGCGGCCCCGCAATGTTTTCTTAGAACGTTAGCTTGTCACCACCCGCAGGCGCTACGGCTTGTTCCAGCGTTTTTCCTACGGACAGAGGCTTTTTGACCTCTCCACTAGTGACGCGTTCGATCCCCTTATTCACTTCATTTCCGAGGTGTTCGAGGGCATCATCGATATTGCTCGTCTCTTTGTAATCGACATACGCCCTAACTTCGGCCTGAGATAGAGGGACAGGAATGGTGATGGACTTTGCTTCGCCGCGTTGCTTCTTGCGCTCCCCATCAAGCCCACCATTCACATAGCACGACACTGACTCGGATTTCTCCCTTATTTCACCGGACTCATCAAGGTAATAGGCAACCACCGTTGCAACACCTCCAACCCGACCGCCCCAGTTCTTGACGCACTCAAGACTGAAGCGTACAGCGCCACTTCTGCCCATGTTCAAGCTTTCGTAATCTAGTCGCACTCCGCGATTGTCTCGTCCCTTGATGAGGGAGCCGGCGGAAGCGTTTGAAGCCACAAGCAACGGAAGGACACCGAGCGCAGTAAGACAAAGGCGTTTCATAGTTCATCTCCAGCTAGTGTAGAGAGCACAACGGCAGGAAACTGGGCCGGCGGCCAGCCTAAGAGTAGTTGAGTGCCGTTTCCGCACATTCGGTAATGACTGTTACTACCGGTGTCCGGGTTTTCCTGGCCTTTCGTGACTTATCGGTCCTGCCCGAAGCCCCATGCTTTGGCGAACTTCCGAGACCACAAGCCGAAGCGAACGTGCTTGGCATTGCTTCATTGATCGCACAGATCTACGAAATGGGGGGCGTACCAGATTGCGCGCGTCCTCTCTGATACCCATTCCCCGGCTGAGTTCAGCGTCCAGAGGAGACGCCTGTGGGCTCGGCCACGCCTGGTCGCCAAAGGGTAGGAGCGTGGCTCTAGAACAGATACGAATAGAGCGGGGCGGCCACGAATAAAATAGACATTGGAAATTCCCCTGAAAGTGCAGAAGAACACGGCGGGGAACGCAAGGGACGGCGAGGCAATCTCGCCAGCATCACCCGGCTACTGAGCCGGCAGCGGGCAACGCGCCCCAAGAAGATCAACAACCCAAGTTTTCAAAGGCGTGAGTGCGGGTCGACGCAGTCCCACCAAATTTAGTGGGATTGGACATCCGTTCCTTCTGAGTGGGGCAAGCGCGCTAAGGGGCCGGCATACCAATCCCACTAATAGAGTGGGACCGGCGCCCCTCCCACACGAGTAGTGGGACCGCCCTGGCTCTGTCCCGAATCTGGCCGCTTCTCAATGGCCCTTTAGTGGGATTGCATCCAGTCCCACGTAAAGTAGATAGGTGGGGCGAGGAACAAGAGAGAATTGATGCACAAGCGATTGGGCGCAGTCGATCACAGTTGGCACCGAAGGCGTAGTGCCTGTGCATAAGGTCAAGCTACAGGTCGCGACGGAATTCAGTGGCGGCGGTAGCAATGCCCAAACGGGCACCAAACGGGCACCAACTCGGCAAATGACCAAATAAAAAAGGCTCGCATCGCTGCAAGCCCTTGATATACATGGTGGCCGGGGAGGGAATCGAACCCCCGACACAGGGATTTTCAATCAGAGATTCAGGGAGTAGAAATCCCCTGCTCTGTCAGGCGCTTATGGCAGCCCACCGCTCAAAATTCTGGACGCCTTCCCCTGCAGTTTCGCCCAGTTTTTCGCGGGTTCGACATGTTGTTTTTAGCGCCAAGGAGCCCAGTGGACGGCCATATGCCAAAGCCCTGTGAGCACGGTAAACACCGCGAATAGATGCGGCGCCGTGTAGTCAGAGAAGGCCCGTTCCCTGTACATCGCCCGGACATAGCCGAGCAAGTAGACGTGCCAGAACCTGGGCCAGTAGCGTCGATCAAGAGGTGTGGTCGAGGTGCCGAAACTCTCCGTCAGCCTCGTTTCTTTTTTCCCGTTGTAGCGCAAGTCCGCAAGCGAAAGGCTTGGCTTCCACTTCTCAAGCGAGAAGATCGCAATAGGCCCCGTAGGTGTGCGGATCTGCGCAGCGCTTTCATCCGCGCTTCGCGCGTTGCCGTAGAGCTGCGTTGGTCCGGCGTGTTCCGCAGCAAGCTCGCGGCCGGCGCGGCTGTTTCCGGCCTGCCACGTGGCATCCTGATGAAAATCGGCAATTGGCTGTGCTTCGCTGACCAGCCAGAAGCGCCACCAGAAGTAGGCGAAGCCGATCCAGGCTGCCAGCAATACCACCCACGGGTGGCTTAGCTTCACGGGGATGATGCTGGCGACAGTGGTGTCGGATTGGACATAGCCGCCGGCTAAATTGTAGATGCAGAGCCCGATAGCGATTGCGTAGAGATCTCGCCGCTGGCGCAACGCATCGTCAGGTATGTCCCCTCTCGCGGCAATGTTCCGCCGCCCCCTCTCCCTCGCCATAGCTCACCTTGCTGCTGCCACCTTCCTTGGGAGTCGATTGTAGACCCGCTCGAAGGTCTTCCGGTCCATGTGACCCAGCAGCTGCCAGTCGCGGCCGTCGCTGCCGGCCTTGGCCCGCAGGTCGTTGAAGGTGAAGTTCTTCAGCTGGGGATCCGCCTCTTTGGCACGCTCGCGGGCGCGATACCAGAGCGTCCGGAAGCCGCTGCCGGTGTACTTCCGGCCTTCTTCGGTCGCCAGCAGCATGAGCGGGATGAACTCGCGGGTGCCTACCGCCTCCACCACGGCCATGCGCAGGCCATCCGACCACCCTATGACCAAGCCGGCACCGGTCTTGCTGGTCCTGATGGTGAGTCCGTCCGGCCCGAAGTCACTCCGGCGAATTCCAAGCAGGTCGCCTTGGCGTAAGCCGGTGACGGCCGCTAACAGCATTGCAGCGCGCACGATCGGACTTGCGTGCTGGTACACGGCATTGAACTCGGCGTCGGTGACGTAGCGATCGCGCGGCTTTTCCCGGAATGGCTCCAGGTACTTGACCGGGTTGTCATTGAGGCGCCCGCGCTTCACTGCCAGCTTGAAGGCCTCGAACAGGCAGGAACGCTCCCGGTTTGCCTGCACCCGCCCGCTCTCGCCGCGCGCGTCGCGCCACCGGTACAGCATCGGCACGTCGACATCGTCCAGTTTGACCGCCTGCCAAACCACCCGCAGATTTCGGATCCGCCGCGGGTAATCGTCGCCGGTGCCTTCTGACAGGTCGCCGGCCTTCACCCGGTCCTGCACGTCCACCAGCAGCGCGTCCAGCCAGTCGCCGACCGTATCCCCGCCGGACATGGCGGCATCGCCGTGGGTGACGCGCCAAGCGGCCAGCAAGCCTTCCAGGTCGTCGTAGCTCACCCGCCTGTGCTTTGCCTTGCCGGCGGCGTCTACCCCCGCTGGGTGCAGCATGAAGAGCTTCCCGCGCTTGTCGCGGTAGCAGTAGCTCGGCAGGCCAGTGTGATTCGAGCGAGGGCGGCCCATTAGCTCGCCTTCTTCAGCAGGTCGAGACGGGGCTCGGTTTTCGCGCGGGCGCGCGTCGCTGCGCTACTGGGCATCATCTTGGCGCGATACGCCTCCCTGAGAACCTTGACCTTACCATCGACGCCCAGGACAGCGGGAATTCCGTTCTGGAGAAACCATGCCATCTGCTTTGTCCGGTGAATGGCGCCCGTAGCTTCCCGGACTTCGGGTTGCGTGAGAGTCAGAGATTCGTGCATCACGGCACCCCGGCGCCGCGTCGGCGCTTCTGTCGATTCATGGCGAGCATGGTTCGTGTCGCGTGGTACAGCGCATAGTCTTCGTAGTCGTCGTCCGGGTTGAACAACACCCGATGCGGAGTCACCACGATGGCGTTGCGCGGCACGTGTGGGATTGGCTCGTATCGCCAGCGATGCACATCAACCGCCGCCTGGCGCACAGGCAGCAGCGGCCTCGGCTTTAGCATTCCGTGCGTGAGGAACTTGTCAGCCATTTCCGTGCACCATGTCTCGAATTGCGACAGTGAACGGAGCAACAATTACAAGCCCAGAAAGGAGGGCGTTGCCGTGACCATGGATTCCTTCAATGGGTATCGAGTGCTTCCGGCGGTGGCTCGGCATGGGTCGGGTAAGTACGAGGCCACATTCCGCCTTGAGGCCGACGACGGCACCATTCGACAGGTTTGCCTGAACATGTTCTCGTCCAGCGAAGACCTCGCGAGAGACATGGCAGCGATCCGGCGTGAGGATGTGGTCGGCGTCAGCAGGGATGGCGAAGTGCAATGGGATCATTCCTTTCATTCTTTGCTCACCTCTGCTGTTGGGTGAATCCCGCGTACTCTTGCGGCGATACCCGCGACTTTTCTGAGAATCAGGCGAGCCAACGAACGCCACCAGGCGTCCGCAAGCGCGCGCTGAAGCCTTTCAATTTCACTGGCCGCTTGAGCTAGCTCCTCTCGTAGCTGGTCCTTCGTCGGCTGCTTCATCCGGCGACGCGCGCCCTCACGATCTCCTCGCGTCATGCGCGTAGACTCCCGACTGCTGTTGAGAGGTCACCCGCGTGAGCAAAGAAGGTTCGTTTGACCTGTACAGCACGGCAGGACTTGCGGCGGATAAGTCGTCCCTGTGGGAAGCAACTGGCTACGTGTTTGCCGCCGACGAGATCGAGTACTTGGCGCGGGTCCATGTGGGGGGATTCATAAGCAGGCATGAGGCAGAGGCCGCTGCGATTCAAGCTGCCCGATTGATTGCCCAGGGGCTTCCGGCAAGCGACAGTGTCAGGGCACGGTTGGAAACGCTTCTTCGTATCCAATGGGCGAGAGAACATTAGAAGACCTCCGCACTTTCGGTCAGGTGCGCGGCGCGCGGATCGGCTAGGCACTTGTCGGGAACGTCGAAGAACGAGAGCTGCCCACGGAACTGCACCAGCGGCAGCGGGCGCGCGTCCTCGAGCAAGAAGCCGTAGGGGCCATAGAACCAGCTCGAGTTCATGCGGGTGACGCAGTCGGTGATCGTCGCCACGCCGACGATGCCGCCCTTCGGGAATTCGCTGGGCGCCGGCAACTGAATCTCCGGGTAGCACTCGCGCACCACGTCGTAGCCCGCCTGGTCGAACTTCTGCCCGGCGTGGACGAGGAAGGGGCCGCGGAAGCTGGTGGGCCACTTCCGGTTCTCGACCGGCTTGTAGCCGTGGACGATCAGCCAAGCCCAGGGCTGCATGATGCTGAGCGCCCTCATGCGGCCGCCTGCAGGGTTTCGTGCAGATTGCGAAGGCGGGTGACGGCGATCTTGAAGTGCTGGGGATCGCGCTCGATCCCGATGAAGCGGCGACCCTCGAGCAGGCAGGCGGCGCCGGTGGTGCCCGAGCCCATGTAGGGATCGAGGATCATCTCGTCGGGCTGGGTGAAGTCGTAGACGAAGTCCCGGACGAGGGCGAGCGGTTTCTCGGTCGGTACGGTGGCACGGTTGCAGACGTTGTGCCGCCAGGTAGCCGGCCCGCCGCCGCGGTTCCAGGCTTTGCGCCGCGCTCCGGAGTGCATCACCAGCACCGTCTCGTGGCCCTGTGCCGGCCGGTCGCCGGTCAGCTGCGGCATCGGATTGTTCTTCACCCACACGCCCAGGCGCACCAGCTTCGGGTGATCCATGAGCAGCGCGGCGTGGCGCATGTCGACCGTGGCAACTACCCAGCCACCGGCGGCGGCGAGCCACTGCTCGACTGCGGCCAGGAACTGGGAGTCGGACAGGGAGGGGAAGGGCACGAGGCGCTTGCCTTCGGCGCTCTTGCGGTTCGTACGCGCGCCCTGGTGGGTACGCTCTGCATACGGCGGGTCGGTGATCACGCAATCCACCTGGCCGGTAATCTGCGGCACGATCGCGGCGGCGTCGCCGCAGTACAGCCGCAAGGGGCCGATGGTGACCATCTTGGTCTTCATCCGAGGGTTCCTGGAAAGTCGGAGCCCGCGCCGTTCCGTCCTGGCGGCAACGGGCTCCAGGGGGGCGCAGTCAGGGCTTGAAGGTGCCCAGGGTGAGGGTGGCGGCTTCGCCAATGCCTTCGGACAAGGCTTTACGGAAGTCTTCCGCAATGGCTTCGGCGATGGCTTCCGGGTTGACGATCCGGAGGGAGAGCATGGGCTTTTCGTGGCTGGTGATGACGGCCACGCGCAGCGGAAAGTCGCGAGCAGGCAAGCCCGGGTACGGCACGCAACGGAAGACGATCCGCGTCGGCAACTGGCCGGCGCCGCGCGCTTCGACCTGCTCCAGCGCGGTCCGTTCAGCGCGCAGCGCTTCGGTCGTGTGCGAGGTGTTCGTCTTCGTCGAGATCTCCAGGCGACGAATCGCGGCGATCGCCGACGGGAGATGGACAGCGGCCCCGGCCTCGTCGGCAAGGGCGGCGATGTTCGGCTGCCAGTCCTCCAGCCATTCGATCAGGTCGACCTGCTTCAGCTGGCGGCCGTTCACCTGCAGCACTGCGGCGTGCTCGGCGGTCTTCTTCAGCGCCAGCACCGCGGAGTGCAAGGCGTGACCGGGCTGGATGACATCGTCATCGTCCTTCACCAGCAGGTCGAAGATGACGCGGGCAGACATGGAATCCACGTCGACGAAGCCGGCCAGCGCGCCGTCTGCCTGATGCGGGCCAGGGTTCGCGCGCTGGTGCTTCGTGTAGCTGGCGAAGGCTTCGAGGGACGAGGTCGCGAAGACGCCACGGAACTGCGCGCGGTGGAGCTGGTAAGGCTCCAGGTCGTGCAGCGTGTAGTCGTTCGGCAGCACCGCGACGGGCTTGTGCGAATCGATCGAACGCTGACCTTCGGCGTCGACGGCGGTCTTCTGGATGAGCGAGATGGCTTGTGCGTCCATTACTGGTCGGATCCGTTGTTGGCGAAGGGGAACTTGGTCTGCGTGTCCGGCATGAGCGTGAGCCGGCCGCCCGCGTTGACGTGCAGCGGGGTGTCGCCGGAGAGTTCTTCGCCACGCTTGCCCTTCGAGGTGGGGCGCTTGAACGCCAGGGAATGCGTCAAGGCGATCTGGTTGCTCTCGCCGATCCGCGTCATCTTGAATTTCAGCGTGACCTCGCCGGTCTTGCCTTTGTCGCCGAAGTTCACGGTGCCGAGGGCGACGTCGGAGAAGGCCGTGCCCAGCTGCTCCAGGAACACGCCGCCATTGAGGTCGGCGAGCATCTCGGAGACGTTGGTGCCAACCGGGGACAGGGACGCGCGCCCCTGATCCGCCGTCGGCTTCGTTTCACTGCTCATTGCAGATTTCCTTGTGGTTGCGGGTTGCGGTGATGCCGCTGCTCGGCGGCGGGGTGTAGCGCTCGACGTGACCGTCGCGGCTGAGCGCGGAGATCTCGAACGTGCGGAGACGGATGCCTTCGTCGACGAAGTCGCGGTGCTCGTTCGGCGGCGCGGTGATCGCGGCACGCGGGGCAACGCCGCGATGGGTGCGCTCAATGCACGTGGCGGCCAGGTTCATGCGAGCCACCTGCCAATCAGGATCCCGGCTGCAATAGCCCAGCAGAGCAGGCATGCACACACGCCAATTGCTGCCTCGAAGCAGCCAGAGAGCATTCCGCCGCCCTGGCGCTCCGCCCACCAGCCGCCCAGGAACAACGCGAGGAGCCCGAAGAAGAACAGGGCCATCGGGAGCGAGATGGTGACCGTCATGCGCCACCCGGCGGCGTGGTGGGGCGCGCGCCGCCCATAGCCTGCAGGCGCAGCTGGCCGGCCACGTGCTGACCCGTTCGGCCAGCGCGTCGCTCATCGGCAACCATGCGGACGGCTGTCGTGCGGGGAATGCCCAGGCGCGCGGCCTGGTTGCGCGCAGTCTCATACGCGCGGAAGTCGGTGACCTGGCTCATAGGTTCTCCGGGACGTGAGAGGGGAGAGGTTGCGGCGCGCCGTTCCACCAGCTGCTCCGCTCGATGTCGCGATTTCCGGTGATGAGGCCATCGACTGGCAGAACCGAGCCGGCAGGCTCAGGCCATCGCGTGGGGTACGTGCGTCGCTCGAAGTGGGGAAGGGCCTTCATGCTTCACCGCCAGCCCAGGCAGCTACCCGAATCACTTTGATCTGGATGAGGACATCCGCAGGGAAGGAGCGGGCGACCGCGGCATCGTCGAAGTTCCAATCGACCGGCAACTGCGACAAAAGAAGCGCGGCGTGACGCGCCGCATGCTTCGTCAGGCAGTCAGGAACGGCGGCGTACCCAGTGCGGATGTGCGTCACCGACCATCCGCGGCGGAATCGGCGGCAGCCGTCTTTGCGCTTGATGTCTTGCTGGTTGATGATCGCGAACGGGCCGCATCGCTCGCCCTCGACTTCAACCCACCGCACGCTGGAGGGATCGTCTTTACCTCCCCGGTGAGTCACGAGCGGGATGCGTACAGACTCAGCAGCGGCCATCGCAGAGCGCTCCGTGTTTGGCAGCGGCGGCCGCAGCGATGGCTTCGGCGTTGTCGATCGGCTTGGCTTCGGGCTGGCCGGCCAGGCGCGGAACTGCGCGGCGCGGCGGCAGGGCGTCATGCCATTCGCGGACGACCTCGAACATCTGCGGATCGATATCGATGCAGGCTTGATCGCCGACCCAGATGGCGGGGAAGGCACCGTCCTGGAATCGCAGCGTGTCGCCCCAGAGCATGAGAGCGGAGACGGCACGGCCGGCGCTGTAGAAAGTCGCGCTGAATCCTTCGGGCGTGCGCTCGATGCCCAGCGTCAGGCCGGAGACATGCACGTCGATGCGCGGGGCCGGCGATGGCTGCACAACCGCGCTCACGCCGCACCGCCTACGCGGGTGACTTCGACGCTCAGCGCGTCCAGGACTTCGACCGGCACGCAGTAGGTGTCGGTGCCGTCACTGTTCCGCTTGGCCGCATCGAGGCAGTCGCGGGCCGCATGGCCGAGCCGACCGATGGCCTGGGCTGCAGCGTTGATGGAGGTGCTGACGTTGGCAAGCTGCTCGGAGGCGGCGGCCATGTCTTGCTGGAGGCTTCCGGGATTCATGTCGACTGTTCCTGCCGTGGGTGGCGTGGAGTCAGTAAACAAGAAGTTTACTCAAGAGTCAACACAAAGTTGATTTGTTCGTAAACTTACCGACGAGCGGCAGGGTCCAGGCGAAGAAAAACCCCGCCGTGGCGGGGTTTTTGGAAGAGGTGCAGGGTAGGGCGGGGCCGTTAACGGCAGAGGTAATAGCTGGCTGGCATGGTGGTGCTCGCGCCCCAAAGAGTCAGGCCGCCGCTCTGGCTGCTGGAGAAAAGCACCATGACCGAATTGGCGCCCGCTTCGACGGCCTTGGCCTTGTGGGATTCGATGCACTTTTCCGGCGCGCGCGCTGTCTGGCAGGAACTCTCCGACACGTACTGGCAGCTCTCGGCCTGACGCTCCGTGATCAGCCGCACCTTCGTGTAGGTGAGATACGGCTTACCGGTGGCGGCGGCTTCCTGCAGGGTTTCCTTGGCGCCACGGGCATGGCGGGCCAGGTAGCCGATATTGCTGGCGGCCGCCGAGTCAATCAACGGCATGTACTGCAGGTCGCCCGAGCTGGCCAGCGCCTTGACGCTCCAGGCCATCTCCTCCAACTGCGGCGAGTTCTTTGTAAGGCCTTCCATCCCGGTGCGCAGATTGGTGGCCAGCTGTTCGTAAACCGCGGCGCTCTCGATGCCGGCGCCGTAGATATCTTCGGCGGCCCGCGTGCGGGCCTCGGTCGATGGCGACTTCAGCCGGGTGACCAGGGTGTCACTGCCGCGGGTGTCCTGCGCATGCAGGGTGAGAGGGGCGCACGCAAGGCACGCCAGTACGATCCATGTCTTCATGCCGATTCCTGAAAAGAGGTATTGCGGACGAGGCCAACTTCGTCGAAGGAGATCCCCTCGGCGATACATTCGCGGGCGCGCTCCATGTCTTTGTGCAGCGAACGCAGCGATTCGGGGTTTAGGCTCTCAACGCCAGGCACGGTAAAGCAGTGCTGTTCGACGAGCCAATCCAGCTTGTAGGACTTCGCCAGCCAACGGATGCGGCTGATGCGGCTCGCCCTGGTGATCTCGTCGTCTTCAGTGTCGACGATTGCGGTGGGCGCAGCCGAGTTATCGACCAGGCGCAGCTTGGGCTTATCCCGCCGCTGCGCGCCGCTTAGTTCCTCCATGATCATCCGAGTCAGTGCTTCCAGCTTCGACTTGTCCGACATTCTTCTCCCCCTGAACCTGTTTCTTTAGCCTTTCCCCGAGCTCAATCACGTTGACCGGCTCGTCAGAAATCAGAAGGTCGTAGACGCCTGCCGACAGCCTTGCAACACCACGCGAAGTGATGGGTGTTTGGGTGTATAGGAAGACGTCGATTACGTACCCGATCGACGTCTGTAGTTTCTCGATATCCAATCCCACCGACTGAGATGTGGACGACCGAAGCTGCATCTCCCCGATGCCATCGTTCACCCAGTCGACAGAGACGCCGGTTGCGGCCTGGACGGCCAGCCGGTTCTTAGCCGCTATGCGGCCATCCCGGTTGTACCAGTTGTTTACAACCTGGCGACTCACCTGGAGCTGGTCGGCAAAGGCCGCCAGCGTGGTCATGCCGGCGTGCGCAAGCATGGCGTCGAAGCGCTGCTGGAAGGCGTTTTTATCAACCATGTGTTGATCGTCCGGGCGCCGCCGGTCGGCGTCAATGAACTTTGTGTTGACTTCCGTGTCAACAGAATGTTTACTGCGCCCATGAACGAGACCCTCCTCCGAGCGATCAACCACCTGACCCCGCCCACCCAGGCGGCTTTGGCTCGAGTTTGCGGCCAGAAGCCCCAGGCGGTCACCCGCTGGCTCAAGACCAAGGCGCCCGCCAAGCACTGCGTCGCCATCGAGGAGGCCACCGGCGGGGTAGTCACCCGGTACGACCTTCGCCCGGACGTTTTCGGCTCCGCGCCGGTCGGTGGTCAGTCTCGCGCCGCTTAGTTCCATAGCCTCTCTCCTTTTTGGGCGAGGCCAGCTTGCTCCACACGCCATCCACGAACCACGTTCAGGTCACCGCCAAGTGAACATCAAAGACGCAGCCCACAAGACCGTTCACGACTACCCCGGCGGCAGCGTTTCGCTCGCTCCGCGGCTGGGTATGTCCGCCGCCATCCTGCGGAACAAGGTCAACCCCAACAACACCACGCACCATCTGACGCTGGCCGAGACGAGCGAGCTGCTGGGCGTGACGGACGATCACCGCATCCTGCACGCCCTGGCGGCGGAGCACGGCTACACACTGCAGCGCAGTGAAGCGCCGGCGAGTGGCTCGCTGATCCAAGGCATGCTCGCAGCTGCGGCAGGGCAGGGCGATCTGGCCCACATCATCGCGGAGGCTATGGCCGACGGGCGGATCACTCCCAACGAGGTCAGCGCCATCGAGAAGGCCTGCACGGCCCTCCAGCATGTCCTGGCGCATGTCGCCTCGCATGCGGCAACGGCCGCAAGGCAGGGGGCTCCGTGATGGCCTGCAATCGAGAGTTCGTCCGCGCGCTGTTCCGCAAGGTCGAGGGCAACGAGCCGCTGTCGATCGAGGAACTGGCCGCCTACAACAGCCAGCGCGCCGCAGAGATGGCGCGCGCTGAAGCTCGCCGCCATTCCGCACCGGAGCCCGAGCTGCCGCTGGAAGGTGCTGCGTGAGTCGCTATCGCAAAATCGATCCGCGCATCTGGAACGACGCCAAGTTCAACAGCCTCACCGACGACGCCAAGCTGGCGTTCTTCATGCTCCTGACGCACCCCGGCATGACCGCGCTCGGCGCCATGCGGGCGACCGTGCCCGGCCTGGCCGCAGAGATGAAGTGGACGCCGGAAGCCTTCGGGGAAGCCTTCGGGGAAGCCTGCTCGAAAGGTATGGCGGAGCATGACGAAAGCGCCTGCCTGATCGCCCTCCCGAACTTCCTCCGCTACAACCCGCCGGAGTCGCCGAACGTGGTCAAGGCTTGGGTGGGCGCGATCGATTTGCTGCCCGAGTGCCGGCTGAAAACCATTGTCCTGCAACGCGCGGGAGCCTTTGCCGGTGGTATGTCGGAAGCCTTCGGTAAAGCCTTCGCCGAAGCCTTCCCGAAGGCTATGGCTAATCAGGAGCAGGAGAAGGAACAGGAGCAGGAGAAGAGCCTTAGTTCTTCGCTTCGCTCAGAACTTCCCGCCGCCGGCGTTGCCGGCAGCGGCGCGGCTCAGGCAGTCGATCTCGGTCAGAAGCGGGCGGAGAAGGCGAAGCAGCTCGAGCAGCGGCTGGCCCAGGTCACCGACGAAGCCGTCGCTGCCTACAACAGCGCGCTGGCGAAGCCGACCGGACTGCTGGTGGCTGTACATCCGACCATCGGCCGCGAGAAGCGCCAGCAGCAGGTCAAGCGCTGTATCACCCTGGCGCGCCAGATCGCGAAGGACCGATACGGCTCCGACCACATCCCGGCGGAGTTCTGGGCCGACTACTTCGCCGAGTGCGCCCGCGACCCTTTCCGCAATGGGACCGGCCCCTACAAGCCGCCGCATGAGGGCTGGCGCCCCGACTTTGAGTTCCTGACTCGATCCGACGAGATGCTGAAGGTCTTCGATCGCGCCAGCTCTGACGAAGCGGCGGAGGTGGGCTGATGCGCGTTGTCACCATCGGCAGTGCCACCCTGTACCGCGGCGAGGCGCTAGACGTGCTCGACGACTTGGCCCGCAGCCCCATCGTCGACGCAGTGATCACGGATCCGCCGTACAGCAGCGGGGGCCAGTTCCGCAGCGACCGTACGCAGGACACGAAAGCCAAGTACGTGCAGAGCTCCAGCGGCAACCAGGAGGCCCTGCAGAACTTCTCCGGCGACAACCGTGACCAGCGCTCGTTTCACTTCTGGTCCGCGCTCTGGGCGGCGCGCGCGCTTGCCGCGTCCAAGCCTGGCGCTGTGGCCTGCTTCTTCACCGACTGGCGCCAGCTCCCCGTATCCACCGACTACCTGCAGTCCGGCGGCTGGGTATGGCGGGGCGTGGTGCCCTGGGCAAAGATTGGTTCTCGGCCACAGATGGGCAGGTTTGGCGCGGCATGTGAGTACGTGGTCTGGGGCAGCAACGGCCCTATGCCGACGGAACGCGGCGCTGGCTGCCTACCAGGCTTTTTCCAGTACGGCAGTCCGCGCGATCGCGAGCACGTCGCCCAGAAGCCGGTTGAGCTTATGTCCGACATCGTCGAGATCGTCCCGGCTGGTGGGGTGGTGCTGGATCCGTTCATGGGCTCGGGCACCACAGGCGTCGCCGCCGTGGTCAAGGGTTTCCGGTTCATTGGCGTGGAGCAGGACGAGCACAGTTTCGAGGTGGCTTGCCGCCGAATTGAGGAAGCACAGGCCCAGGCCATGCGCGCGCTGCCCGCGATGCCGACCTCTCAAGCGGAGTTGCTGGCATGACGCCGGATCAGCGCGCTGAGCAGCTGCGGGTACCGCCACACAGCATCGAGGCCGAGCAGGCAGTGCTCGGTGCCGTGATGCTGTCCGCTGAGGCATACGACCTCGTCGCCGACCTCTTGGACACGGACTTCTACCGCCGCGACCACCAGCTGATTTGGCGCTCGATTCAGTACATGGCTGAGCGCAATCGGCCGTTTGACGCGGTCACGCTCGGCGAATGGTTCCAGGCCCGCGGTGCAGAGGAACTCGTCGCGGGCGGCGCCTACTTCATTGAGTTGGCCAGCTCGACCCCCTCCGCTGCGAATGTGCGCGCCTACGCCGAGATCGTTCGCGAAGCCCGCCTGCGCCGCGGCATGATCGACGCCGGCACGAAGCTGGTCGCCGACGCCTTCGCGCGTGACGGTCGCGAGGCGACAGAGGTGCTGTCTGCAGGGCAGGCGGCTCTGGGTGACCTGCTGAAGTCTCAGCCATGCGAACTGGAGCCGGCCGGCACGGTGCTGAAGCGCGTCGCGGAAGACATTCGTCGCCGCTACGAAACCGGGGCTGGCGAAATCACTGGCCTGCCGTTCGAGTATGAAGAACTGAACCAGGTCATCTCAGGCATGCAAGCTGGCGACCTGATCGTTGTCGCTGGCCGTCCGGCCATGGGCAAGACCACGCTCGCACTCAACATCGCTGAGCACGTCGCGGTGGCGCAACAGAAGCGCGTCGCGGTTCACTCGCTGGAGATGACCGCCGAGCAACTCATGACCCGCGCCATCTGCTCGATTGGCCGCATCGAGCACGACCATGTAAAGCGCGCCGACCTGACCGACGACGATTGGGGCCGCTTTACCACCGCGTTCGCAGTGCTGAAGAACGCCCCGCTGATGATCTCCCGGCCACGCAGCGCCAGGGTGCAGCAGATCATCGCCCAGACCCAGCGCGAGCACGCCGCCAACCCGCTCGGGCTGGTGGTGCTGGACTACCTGCAGCTGCTCGACACCGCTGGCGCCGAGAACAAGAACGTCGGCATCGGCGAAGCGACGCGCCTGCTCAAGCTCATGGCGGTGAACCTGGGCATCCCCGTGATCGTGCTGTCGCAGCTGTCGCGTGAGTGCGAGAAGCGGACTGATAAACGCCCGGTGCTTGGTGACCTGCGCGACTCCGGCTCGATCGAGCAGGACGCCGACGTGGTCATCTGCCTGTACCGCGACGAGGTCTACAACCCAGCCAGTCCGGACAAGGGCATGACAGAGGTGATCGTGCGAAAGCAGCGATCAGGCCCGCCAGGCACCGCCCGCCTGAAATCACGTCTCGATATCTGCCGCTTCGACCCGCTTGGGGATTGGATGCCAACTGCTGCAACCAATGACGACAAAGACAAGTCCACGCCCCCCCGCCGCGGCTGGCGCAGCAGAGGGGGCGGCGGGGCGCGCGCTGCCGGAGGAGATTGATGGCTGCCGCCTGCATGCAAGTTCGTTGGCCGCATGGCTGGGAGGCGGCCGCACAGGCCGTGCAGAGCCATCTCGCCACGCAGCGCGCCGTTGAGGTCTATCTGGCGCGCGACGGCCGCTTGTGGGTCCGCAACGCACTGAAGGAGCACGCCAACACGCTCCCCGCCGGGTGGCACGTTGGCATCTACCGAAATACCGCAAAGCCAGAGCAGATCGAAGACGACCTGATCTGGCACATGAGGGAGCTTACCCGTGCCGTACATGTTTGAGGGCCGCGAGTTCGCCAGGTTGAAGGACTGGCGTGACGCATTTCCGGCTTATGCCCGCTTCGCAGATCGCCTGAAGGACGGAGTCACGACCGTTATGGGTATGGAGCGCGAGATTTCCGCAGCCAAGGCACGGGCGCGCGCTGCATCCATCGCAGGCGCGCGGAAAGCCGCCCCCTACACCTTCAGCAAGAAGGCCAAGGGGCGCCGCCGTGGGTAGGAACGCGCTTCGATTTTCCAGTCCGGAACAGATGCCCGAAGGCATGCGCCGCCTATTCCAGCAGGCCGAGCGCCGTGCTGCTGGGCAGTTAGAAGCAAGCCCAGAGGTGCGTCGCGCTGTCGAGACGATCGCGAGCGGTGGCACGAAAGAGGGCAGGGCAAGGAAGTACGGGAACGAGATCACCAGCGTTGACGGCATCCGCTTCGATAGCAAGCGCGAGGCCAGGTACTACGAGCAGCTGAAACTAAGGAAGGCGGCCGGCGAGGTATCGCATTGGCTGCGACAGGTTCCGATTCACCTGCCATGCGGCACCCGCTATGTCCTCGACTTCCTGGTCTTCTTCAGCGACGCCGGCCGCGCGCCGGAGTACGTCGACGTGAAGGGCAGGGAGACAAAGGAATTCCGAATCAAGAAACGGGGCGTGGAGCACCACTACCCAATCCGCATCGTTCTGGCATGAAGGGGGATCAATGAGACCAGCAAGCCGACCGTTTGAGCTCAAGGAATATCCCACGATTGCACGCGCCATGAAGATCCTCGCCTGGGTAGACTCGCTGAAGTCGTTCCCCACAGCAGATCAGTTCCAGGACCGCTTCGGCGGAAGCATCGCTACTGCGCATCGAATGTTGAACGCCGTCGAATTGGAGCGGGGCATTGATCGCCCTCGCTTGAGTACCGCAGGCAGGGCAAAGGGGAATCGGAATGCAAGTTGATACGTTCGGCGTGTACGTCAAAGCTCGCCTCGAGGGCTGGGGGCGAGAGTTCGCACTGCACCGGGATTGCGACTACCTTGGTCATCGGTCAAAGGACATGCTCCAAGTTCTGATCGAGCACAAGGGAGAGCTCCCGCCTAAAGTGGTCGGATTCAAGCCGCTCGAAACTGACCCAATGGCGCAGCAGATCGAGGATATCGTCCGCGACATCGCCCGCCACAACGTAGAGCGCGCTTGCATCTTGCGCGGCTACTACTGTGGCATGGGACGAAAGGCCATCGAGCGACGTGAAGTGGCTGAATCCATGATTCGGCGAGTTCTGGACCAGTCCACCTATCGACTCAGCAGGCCGCGATTTTTCGCGGAAGAAGAGCTAGGGAGGGTCGAGATCAGAGGCGTCCTAACCGGCATCTCCCTCGCTGCCTGAGCCGCTACGGACGGCGTCTTCGATCGACGTCAACTTCGCCACCGCCGCCGTTAGTTCCGCATCGTCCTTCATGACATCGGAAAGGCGAACCGCGAACTCAGATAAAACTGTACGAATTGCGGTGGCGCGCTCCAGGCATTCTTCGTCGCTCAGCGCATGTATCCCAACGCTGAGTGCCCCATGTAGCAATCGGAGCGGATCGCGCCCAGCAATCATGAGTGAGTCAGGAAGCGCGTGCTTGATGGCTTCCACGCTCTGGGCAAACTGGCGCGCTGCGCGCGCCGCCTGCAAGTCTGCGATAGCGGGATGACCAGGCGAAACTGAAGACAGCACTCGAATGATCTCGTCGAAGATCCTGTGTCTCTGATTTTCTATCACGCGCCTGTAGTAGCTGAACGCTGCAATGCCCAGCCCTTGCGTCTCACACTGGCGCCCTTTCACGTAGAGGTCGCGATCGGGTCGAACCAAAGAGATCAGCTTTGCCGGATTGGGCGGGCCGAAGGCAGGCACCTCGCCGAATTTGAAAACGTCCGCGTGCTTGCCTGCATGCCTGAGCTCGATCGCAAAAATCTTGTCGGTGGCGCTACAGTTCTTGCACCGATACGTGACGAACTCGCGTACCAGCTTCTTCGGTACGCTGCCGGCGGCGTGCGTGTGCTGTTGCACCTCGATTTGATTCATCGCCGTGAAGAACCGCATCCCGAGACATAGAGAATGATGACAGTACAACTGGATGGCGGGTAGGTCGACGTAGAGGTTGTAATGCCGCTCAACAAAGGCGTTTTCCACCCTTGCTGCCTGAAAGGGTGGCATCCCCTGCAAGAAATGCCCCATGGTCACCACTGGCGGCGTGTTGGGCGCGGGTGCGGATTCCGGCTTCGTTGGGGGCGTACTGGGGGTCATAGAAAATATGTTGACAGGTCTGACTTCCGAGTATAGCTTTTCAGGCACGATGCAATAGAAGCCTCCGGCGAGAGCCGGGGGCTTTTTTGTTGCCCCGAATCGGTCCCCTCGTGCGAAGGCCACCCAGGGCGTCGTGAGACGAACCCGGCCGTGCCGCCAACAACGATCGACCTCACTCCTGTGGATGGAAAGACGCGCAGACCTTGGCGGTTGCGCGCTGGCGGCTATCCAGCGAGGGGACCGGCCTTACACCTGGAACGCTCATGCTGCCTTCGGCGGAAACCCTGATCAAAGCCGTTGGCTGTACGACGCAAGTGGCATCCCGCTTTGTTGGCCCCGTTCGCGAGGCGTGCGAGGCATACACCATCACCTCGCCGAAGCGTCTGGCCGCATTCCTAGCCCAGGTCGGGCATGAGTCCGGTTCATTCGCCAAGCTGGCGGAGAACTTGAACTACTCGCCCGAGCGGCTTGCCGAGATTTGCGCGGGTGCGCCTCGCGCGTCGCGGTGGAACTCTCTGCTTCCGCGCGTCTCCGCACTGGCACGCAATCCCGAAGGCCTTGGGAATGCGGCGTATGGCGGGCGCATGGGAAATCGCGCCGAGGACAGCGGTGATGGCTACAAGTATCGCGGCCGGGGATTGATTGGTAACACCGGTGCTGCGAACTACGAGGCGATCACGGAACTGCTCGCAAGAAAGTTTGGCGGCGTGCCTGACTTCACCCTCCATCCTGAAATGCTCGAAATCCCGCGATGGGCGGCTCTCGCGGCGGGCGCGTTCTGGGAGGCTCAGAACTGCAACAGGCTCGCAGACAGCGATAAGTTTGACGAGATCACGCAGCGCGTGAACGGTGGTCAGCACGGGAAGGCTGATCGCCGTGCCCGCTTCGCGCGCGCGCTGAAGGTGCTGGGAGCATGAGCATGGATAAGTTGAACCGCGACCTGGGGCGTCTCGAAGGAAAGGTCGAGAAGCTGGACGATGACGTGGATGACCTCAAGCGAATGGTGGCCGAGATCCACCAGACGATCAGCGAGGCCCGCGGCGGGTGGAAGACCCTCGTAGTAGTGGGCACCGTCTCATCGGCGCTGACCACCGCAGCAATCAAGGCAATCGCCTGGCTTAAAGGAGCCTGACAATGCACCTCGTTTTCACCATTCTGCTTCTCGCGCTCGTCGCGCTTGCGGTTCTGTTCTATGCCAAGTTCACCCGTTACGGCGCCGTGCCTCTGGCCGCAGCGTGGCGGAGCTACACCGCCTGGCTGTGCCTCGTCGGCATGGCGTTCGGGCAGTTCGTCGTCGACGGCCTGTCCTGGCTGGCTGGATTTTGGGATAGCTTCAGCGCGCAATTCGGCCCGATTCTCGATGCGCCTGCCGCCGGGAAGGCATTGCAATTGCTGAGTGCGTTTTTCTTCCTGCTCCGAATGAAGGGCCAGGGATTCCCCGCGCTCCAGCTGCCGGACTTGCCAGACGACACCGACAAGGCGGGTGCGTGATGCCACTGGACCCGCTCTCACGCTTAATCCTGAAGTGGTGTGCGGTTCTGTTGCTGGTCGTCGCAGTTTGGTTCCATGGCAACGGCCAGGGAGCGGCTCGCTGGGAAGGTAAGTACGACGGCGAGAAGGCGGCACACCAGAAGACCCGCGAAGACCAAGCCTCTGTGCTGCAAGGCCTTGCAGACCTCACCGAGAAGGCGAGGCAGGAGGCGCGTGGCCGTGCCCAGGCATATGCCAGCAGCACAGCGGACAACGATTCCAAGCACAAGAAGGAGATGGCCCATGCGCTGGCTGCGAAAGACCGCGTTATTGATGATTGGCGTTCTGGCCGTCTCCGGCTGCACGATTGGTGGTTCCAAGCGCCCGGAACGCCCCCAACTCTGTCCGGCTCCGCTAACGCCGGAACTCCGACCTTTGCCGGTCGAGATGTTGAGTACGCCGAACTTCGAGCAGCGAGCCTTGCAGAGGGGGTTCAGGACGGAGCCCTCGCAGACGTTTGGATCGGACAGCTCCAGCGAGAACTGATCGCCACGCGGGTCGCTTGCTCGGCGCCGCTGGTGGTTAAGTGAAGCGAGCGCCAAAGCACAATCCATTTCGGGGACATGTCAAGCGCTACATTGCGCCGGAGCCCAGCAGGCAAGCCAGGCGCGCCTTGGCAACGAACAGTGCAGCATGGCGAAAGATTCGCGCATCGAAGTTGGCTCGCAATCCGCTATGCGAGTGCTGCGAGCGGGGTGGATGCCCTAAGTGTGCGAAGAGCGGCATTCGGCCGGCGAACCAGGTCGACCACGTCGACGGCGACGACAGCAACAACGCCGACGAGAATCACCAGAGCCTCTGCGCCTGGTGCCATAGCTACAAGACGAGCACCGAGAATGGCGGATTCGGACACCATCGAACGCCTGCTGCAGGCGATCGCCCAGCAGCAGGCCACAACCGAGAAGCTGACGCGCGCGATTACCGAACAGACTCAGATCACCGCAGGCCTCGTGGCCGCGGTGGCTGAGTTGCTGGGCGAAGAGCTCGGAGCGCCGGTGCCGGAAGGCGCGCAGCCTGTCGTCGCGAACGGCGAGCCGGTCGAAACGGACTGGGACGGAAATCCGGTCTGACCCCCGAACCTGAACGAAAAAGGGGAGGGGGAGGGCAAAAGTCTGAGGCCCTCGGCCTTCGACACGTGCGCCCAGCCATTTATTCGCACCGTCACTTCAGAAAAAACGGTTTTTTCATGGTGGGGATTCCCCGCCGCCCAGGTTCAAGGCCATGCCGAATCCCCGCAAACCCAGCGCGTTGAAAGTGATCGCGGGAACGGACCGGAAGGACCGCGAGCCGGCGGCATCGGTGCCTGCGGTCGACCTACCTCTTGTTGGCGACGTTCCGACGGCGCCGGACTGGATGCCGAATGCGCACGCGATCAAGGAATGGAACCGGCTCGCTCCGATCCTCCATGCAAACAAGCTGCTGACGGAAGCGTCGCTGTCGACGCTCGGGATGCTGTGCGCGCTGCACGGCAACATCTGCCAGCTCCACGCCGCGGGGCTCCCGCCCACGGGTCACATGATGGCGCAGTACCGCAACCTCGCGAACGACTTCGGTCTCACGCCGGTGGCGCAGGGCAAGGTGCGACCCAACGGTGGCAAAGAAGAAAACTCCGGCAACAAGTTCGCCAGGAACGGACGACGGCCAGCGTGACTACGTCGCAATCGCCCTGGCATATGCCGAGGAAGCGATTGCGGACAAGAAGGGCAGGAAGTTCGGCAAGCTCATGCGCCTGGCGGCGCAGCGGTTCATTGGCGACCTGAAGCGAGCCAAAAAGCGTGGCGCGCCGTTCCACTTCGACGAGTGGCATGCCTGCGACGCCTGCGACTTCATCGAGAAGCTCCCCCACGTTGAGGGCGTTTGGAAGAATCCCGACGGGACGATGCAGTCAGAGATTCGGCTGCATCCATCGCACGTGTTCTTTGTGGTGCAGCTGTTCGGATTCCGCAACCCGGACGGCACCCGCCGATTCACGTCAGCGCTCTTCGCGGTGGCGCGCAAGAACGCGAAATCCACGCTGGCGGCGGCGATTCTGCTCTACTGCGAGTGCTGCGAGGACGAGCCGGGCGCGCAGGTAATCAGCGCGGCGACCACGTTTCCGCAAGCATCGATCATCTTTAACGTCGCGAAGCGGATGGCCGAGAAGACCCCGGACCTCCGGGAAGCCTTCGGCCTCCAGATCTTCGCGAAGTCGGTCGCGCGCCTGGACACCGGCGCCAGCTTCAAGCCGATTCACGCCAAGGCGAGCACGCAGGACGGCTTGAACCCGTCGCATGTAGGACTGGACGAGATCCATGCCCACAAGACGGCGGACCTGCTGAACGTGCTCACCTCTGCCGCGGGTGCGCGCAGCTGTCCGCTGTGGCTCTACACGACAACAGAGGGATACACGAACCCCGGCCCTTGGGCCGAGATTCGGCAGTTCGCGAAGCAACTACTGCAAGGGGTGTTCGGCCACTCCGCCGACCACTTCCTCGCGCTGTTCTTCGCCGTGGACGATGACGACGACGAGTTCGACGAGGCCGCATGGGTCAAGGCGAACCCGCTGATCGACAGCAATCCGCATCTTCTGACCGCTATCCGGAAGGAGGCGGTCGAAGCGAAGGCCATGCCGAGCAAGCTGGCCGAGTTCAAGATCAAACGCCTGAATCGCCCGGCGAGCTCGGCGACCGCGTGGGTCGACCTGCTGAAGTGGAAGAAGTGCAAGGGCGACGTCTTCCTGGACGAGCTGGAGAAGTACCCCTGCACCGCGGCGCTTGACCTGGCGTCGACGACGGACATGGTTGCGTGGCGGCTGGTCTGGGAAGTCGGCGACCTACGGGTGACGTGGGGCCGGCGGTGGGTGCCGGAGGACGCGGTGGCGCAGCGCACGGCGCGCGGGACTGTGCCCTATGCCGGTTGGGTGGCTGCCGGCCTGCTCACCCTTACCGAGGGTGAGGTGACCGACTACAACGTGGTCGAGGCGGCGATCCGGGAGGACATCGAACGCTTCAAGCCGTACGCCATCGCGTACGACCGCTGGAATGCGCAAGAGCTGGCGAATCGCCTTATCGAAGACGGGCATCCGCTGCTGGAGTTCGTGCAGGGGACGAAGTCCTATCACCCAGCAATGAAGGAACTCGAACGACTGTATCGAGCTCGGAAGCTGGTGCATGACGCCGACCCCGTACTCGAGTGGTGCGCCTCGAACATGGTCGCTAAGACCGACCAGAACTTGAACACGGCCCCGGACAAGAAGAAGTCCGCGGACAAGATCGACGACATGGCTGCTCTCCTGATGGCGATAGGCGTGGGCCTGACCCCGACGGAGAGCGACGACATTGAACAAGGCTTCGTGGTGATGTGATGGAAAACTCTGCACAGATCGCCCGCGATCGCCTTAGCTCGATCCTCGCCGTCGACCAGGTCGAGCGGGAGCGAGCGCCGCGCGCAGCCGTGCCCGCGGTGGACGTGGACTCGAGCGACGCCGTGCGGATGGGAGAGATCTTTGGCGTCGTGCCGACCGCGGCTGGCGCTGTGGTCAGCCCGTCCTCGTCGATGCGTGTGTCGTCTGTTTATGCTGCCGTGCGCTTGATCGCCGGCGCCATCGCGACGACGCCGTGCAGCTTCTACCGACGCACGAAGGACGGCCGGGAAAAGGCGAACGACCACGATTACTGGTGGCTCTTCAATGAGCAGCCCTGCGGCCGGTTCACCGCTGCGACCATGTGGGAGTTTCTTGCGACGCAAATGCTGCTGCGCGGAGATGGCATCGCCTATCTCGTTCGCGAGAACCGCTACAGCCCGCAGGTGACCGGCGTCATCCCGGTCCCGCGAGATCAGGTGGACATCTTCCGGGTGGGTGACGAGCTGCGTTATCGCATCTACGACCAACTTCCGGACGGCAGTTGGGGCTACTTCGTCGCTTTGCAGGATGACGTACTGCACTTCCCGGGCTTCGGCTTCGACGGGGTTTGCAGCATGAGCGTCATCCAGTGGGGCGCACGCCAGGCCACGGGGATCGCGATCAAGGCCGATGAGCATGCTGGCTCGACCTTCTCCGGCGGCGCCTCGGTGCAGTACGCAGTGAAGGTGCCGGGGAAGATGACCAAGCCCCAGCAGGACGACTTCCGCGAAGCGTGGGTAGCGAAGTACGGAGCAGGGAACGGAGTCAGCAAAATTCCGCTCATCCTGACGGAAGGACTGGCCGTCGAGCAGCTCTCCATGACGTCAGCGGACGCGCAGCTTCTCGAGTCGCGCAAGTTCCAGGTCGTCGACATTGCACGAGCGTTCGGCGTGCCACCGCACATGGTCGGCGAGACCTCCGCATCGACTAGCTGGGGCTCTGGTATCGAGCAGATGAGCCTCGGCTTCATGAAGTGGGGCATGCGCCCCCACCTGGTTCGCTGGGGTCAAGAGCTCAATAGGAAGCTTTTCCCTGTGCGTGCCACCTACTTCGCAGAGTTCAACGTTGACGGTCACCTGGAGGGCGACAGCAAAGCTCAGGCCGAGTACTTCGGGAAGGCGCTCGGCGGCCCTGGTGCGTGTGGCTGGATGACCAGCAACGAAGTCCGCGCTCTGAAGAATCTCCCGCCGTTGCCTGGGGGAGACAAGCTCTTCGATCCCACGAAGGCGGCAGCAAAGCCGACCCCGAAAACCCAGGATGAACCGCAGGAGCCGGAACCCGCATGAACCGCAACCACACCCGCCTGCTCGCCTTGCAGGCAGCGAACCGCGAAGCCCCCCGTGCATACCGCATCGAGGCGGCCGCTGACGAGGCAACGATCTATCTCTACGACGTTATCGGTTACGACTGGTGGACCGATGGCGGTATCACCGCCATGCAGTTCGCCGCCGACCTCAACTCGGTGCGTCACGTGAGTACGCTGCATCTCCGCTTCAACTCCCCGGGCGGTGACGTGTTCGAGGGGCGCGCGATCTGTGCCGCGCTCGACGCGCACCCGGCACGCAAGATCGGGCACGTCGACGGATGGGCTGTCTCCGCCGCGAGCTTCATCCTCATGCACTGCGACGAGATCGAGATCACTGAAGGCGCGATGGTGATGATCCACAACGGATGGACGTGCGCTTGCGGCGATACCCGGGTGATGAGCCAGACGGCCGCGCTGCTGGCGAAGATCGACAACGCAATCGCGGACGACTACCTGCGGCGTATTGAGGATCGCGAACAGATCGTCGCCTGGATGAACGCGGAAACGTGGTTCAGCGCTGCGGAGGCCGTCGAGCACGGCTTTGCCGACCGTATCGCGGGCAAGGATGGCGAGACGGCTCGCGCGTCGTGGAACCTCACCGCGTATGCCAATGCGCCCAAGGCGACGGTCTCGACGCCGCCCGCACCCGAGCCGGCACCGGCTCCGCCCGAACCCACCGACCAGAACAACGGGGAGCAGGCAGAGCGCGCGCACAACGTGCGTCGCGCAGCCATCCCCGAACCCCTCCCCGCGTAGGAATCGCTCCCGCGCAGGAACCGAGCCCGCCACCCGGCGGGCTTTTCATTTCACCAAGAGGAAAAGCACCATGAGCAAGATCAAGGCTCTGCGGGAGCGTCACAACGCACTGGCCCGCGAATTGCAGGACATCACCGAGCAGAATCCGGGCGCAACCTGGAACGCCGAACACCAGGCGAAGTACGACGCCAACATGGCGGAGATCGAGCAGGTCCGCGCCGAGATCCGTCGGCTGGAAGCCGTTGCCGCGCTCGAGGTCGAGGACCGTGCGCGCGAACTGGGAATCGAAATCCAGGATCGCCCCGCCCAGTCCCCGGCTGCCGCAGCCGCCCGTTCGCTGTTGAACAAGTGGCTGCGCGGCGGTGATGGTGCTCTGTCGGCAGAAGAGTGGAACACCGTGCGCAACGCCATGTCGACCGGCACCGCATCGGAGGGCGGTTACACCGTCGAGACCTCTGTCGCCACCGAGCTCATCAAGGCGATGAAGGAATTCGGCGGCATGCGCAGCATCGCCACCCAGTTCGGCACCGACCAGGGCAACCCGATGAACTGGCCGACCATGGACGACACCGGCAACACCGGTGAGCTGATCGCGGAGAACACCACCGCCACCTCGCAGGACGCCGCGTTCAACACCGTGGGCCTGCCGGTCTACAAGTGGAGTTCCAAGATCGTCGCCGTGCCGTTCGAGCTCTTGCAGGACTCGCAGCTCAACATCGACTCGATCGTCGTCGGCCTGTGCGCGACCCGTCTGGCGCGTGTGCAGAACACGTACTTCACCACTGGCACCGGCACCAGCCAGCCGCGTGGCATCGTGACCGCAGCGGGCTCGGGCAAGGTCGGCACCACCGGCCAGACCACCACGGTCACTTACGACGACTTGGTCGATCTGGAGCACTCGGTCGATCCGGCCTACCGGAATCAGGCTGGCGTGGGCTTCATGATGAACGACGCCTCCCTGAAGGTGATCCGCAAGATCAAGGACACCGAGGGTCGCCCGATCTTCGTGCCTGGCTATGAGACCGGCAACCCCGGTGGCGCCCCCGATCGCCTGCTGAACCGTCCGATCACGATCAATCAGGACATGGCGGTGATGGGCGCCAACGCAAAGTCGATCCTGTTCGGTGTGCTGGGCAACTACCGCATCCGCGATGTAATGTCCGCCACTCTGTTCCGGTTCACTGACTCGGCCTACACGAAGCTCGGCCAGGTTGGCTTCCTCGCGTGGCAGCGCGCCGGCGGCAACCTGCTCGACGTGAGCGGCTCGACGGTCAAGTTCTACCAGAACTCCGCGACCTAATCGCGGCAGGACGGTAGCCCAGACGAGCGCCCGGAGACCCGGGCGCTCTTACGTGAAGAGGTGCAACGATGTCGAAGAACAACAATCAGGGCCAGGGTGCGCAGACCATTCTCCATGGCTCGAACACGCTGGCGGCAGTGATCGCACTGGCCGCCGGTATCGAAGTGCAGCTGGGCGCGGTGGTCGCACGTTCCCACAAGGAATCGGGCTTGTCCGCCGAAGACTGGAACAAGCTCGAAGACGCCAAGCGCGACGAGCTGCTCGAAGCCACGATCACCACCATGAAGGCGGAAGCAGAAGCCAAGATCGCAGCCGATGCTGAGAAGCAGGCGCAGGCTGGCAAGAAGGTGAAGGCCCGTGTGCTGGTGGCGTTCGGCGATTATCAGCCGAATGAGGTCGTCAAGGTGACACCCGCCGAGCTGAAGCAGTACGCCGACTCGCTGGACGCCACGCCGGCGGCAGTGTCCTACGCCGAATCACTGGCAAAGGGCGACAATGGCGAGGAAGCAATCGAAGCCTGATCCCAGGGGCCGGGCTTCCGGCCCCTGTCGTGAGTCTTCTGGAGCAATCTCATGCGCTTGCGCCTCATCACTGCCCCGAGCGACCAGGTCGTCACCACGGCCGCTGCTCGCGCGCAGGTGAATGCTTATGGCACCGCACAGGACGCCCAGCTTGAGGCAATGATCGCCGCTGTTGTGTCTGGCCTCGACGGCTATCAGGGCGAGCTGGGGCGAGCACTTGTCGAGCAGGAGTGGGAGCTGGCACTTGATTCGTTCCCGCCTTCGGCAATTTGCCTGCCGCTGCCGCCACTGCTTTCTGTGGCCTCGGTGAAGTACGTCGATCCCGATGGGGTGCAGCAGACAATGGACCCGGCTGGCTACACGACCGAGCCAGGCGAGCATGGCTTCACGATGCCGGTGCATGGCACGTGCTGGCCGGCCACCCGCGCCCAGCCCCTCGCCGTGCGCGTGCAGTTCAAGGCCGGCTACGGAACAACGGGCGACAAGGTGCCGGCGGCAATCCGCTCAGCAATCTTGCTTCGAGTGGCGGATCTGTTCGAGAACCGCGAGTCCTCAATCGTCGGGAAGTCGGTCGCGCCGAATCCGACGTCGGATCTGCTGCTGTTCCCGTTCAAGCTGGTGCGGCCATGAGCGCGGGAAAGTACCGGCACCTGATCCGGCTGCAGGCAAAGGTCGACGCCACCGAAGGCCCGCTTGGCCCGATGCCCGGCGCCTGGGCGGATTGGGAGCCGGAACCGGGGCAGGGCGCAGACATTCCGGCTGAGGTCGTGCCGCTGTCGGGGCGTGACTTCATCGCGGCCGGAGAGAAGCAGTCTGAGGTATCGGCCCGCATTGAAATTCGCTGGGTGCCGGGGGTGCTAGACACCATGCGCGTCCAGTTCGACGGCGCGCCCTACGCGATCGTGGCAGTGCTCCCTGACCCAACCGCGCGCCGACACCTCACGCTGATGTTGAGCAAGGGTGTAACGGATGGACAGTAGCCGCCCCGTCCAAGGGCTTGACGGGCTCCTGGACGCGATGCGGCAGCTTCCGGCCGAGATAGTGTCCAAGAACGGCGGCCCGGCCCGTGTTGCCCTCGCACGGGGCGCCAGGAGGGTCCGTGATGAAGTGCGGGCAAATGCGCCGGAGCGGTCGGGCTTCCTGAAGAAGCAGATCGTGACGCTTCGCAGTCCGCGCCCCCAGGCCTACGGCGGAAGCGAGCTGTATTCGGTGGGTGTCAGAGGCGGGGCGCGGGCGAAGTACGCCAACACGAAGAGGAACCGCAGGAAGGGGCGAGTCGGCAAGACGTACGAAAAACCCTCAAACGCCTTCTACTGGCGGTTCCAGGAATTCGGCGTCCCGTCGCGGAACATCCAGCCGCTTGCCTTCTTCCGTCGGGCCATCCGCAAGCTGGCCGACCCGGTGATCGATCAATTCGCGGCCGACCTGCGCAAGGCGCTGGACCGGATCGCGCGCAAGCTCAGGAGAGCGTGAGTGTTCCCGCCCATCTATCAGCTCGTCGCCGCCGACGCAGCCTGCAAGGCAGTGCTGGGGACGCCTCCCCGCTGCTACTTCGGCTTGGCCGAAGAGAACGCGGCGCGCCCCTATGTAGTCTGGCACCTGGCGGGCGGAAGCCCTGAGAACCTGCTGGACGGACCGCCGCCGCATGACCACTTCGCTGGCCAGGTCGACATCGTCGCCGACGACCAGACCAGCTACATCGCCGCAGTCACGGCCGTGCGCGCTGCGCTTGAGCGCGTCGGCAATGTGACCTCGTACAACCCGGGAGGAAAGAACGCCGAAACCGGGCGCCTCGAGTACTCCTTTGACGCTGAGTTCCACGTAACGCGCTGAACACGCGCTGCAGGAAAGTCCCGCCCGCCTTGTGCGGGCTTTTTTTTGGCCCCTCGCAAGGATCACCACCATGGCAAGTACCAAAACCAAACACACCACCATTTACGTCGCCACCGCGGCGGCCGTTGCGACGAAGATCGTCGGCGTCCGCCAGGCCGGCGTCCCCGACGGCCAAGCCTCGCAGATCGACATTTCCAGCTGGGATGATGACTTCGATCAGTTCGTGTCGGGCCGCAAGAGCACCGGCAGCACCACGATCGAGGTGATCTTCGACGCTGCCGCCCACGAAACGCTGGAAGCGAAGTACCAGTCCGGCGAGGTCATGGAATTCCTGGTGCTGGCGCCGGCCAGTGACTCCGCCGCTGCTGTGGCGCCGACCGTCACCGCCAGCGCATTCGCCGCGGTCACCGCTGTCGACAACATCAAGTTCAAGGGCTACATCTCGAACTTTGCCGTTGCCATGGCTGACAACGATGTGTGGCGCGGGACCATCACCATCCAGGGCACTGGCCCGCGCACCATCACCAAGAAATCTCCGTAAGGGGCGCAACGGCGACCAAACCACATGCTCGGGCGCGCGGGGTCACCCGCGTGTTCGCCGTGCGCGTCTCGTGCGCCCGGGCACCTATGGAAAACGGCGATGAACCTGATTGAAACCCTCCAGAGCGGTGGCGCATTCGCGTCGACCGAAGCCCAGAAGCGCCAGATCAAGCTGGCAAAGAACAAGACCGCTGACGTGCTCGTGCGTGAGCTCCCCGATGCGGAATTTCGCAAGAAGGTCGGTGCGCCTTATGACCGCTCCAACCTGATCGCTGCCTGTGTGGTCGGCGAAGACGGCAAGCCGCTGATGTCCGCGGAACAGGCCGCGCAACTGAAGGTCAGCGTCGCTCGCGACTTGGAACGCATCTGTTTTGAGGTCAACGGCGCCGGCGATCAGACCGAATCGGACGAGCAGGCGGGAAAGTCCTAAGCCGAAAGGGCGAGGTGTGGTTCTGGCATGTGCTGGCGCTGCACCTTGGCTGCACTGTCGCGGAACTCCGCAAGCGGATGACCCGGGCGGAGTTCCGCCGCTGGTGGCAATTCCACCAGCGCAACCCGATCGACCCAATCGGCATGCACATACGGCCGGCCGCGCTCGGGTCGTACTACACCGCTAAGTATGGGTTCGCGAAGACGAGCGAATCCTTTGACGACGTTTTCCAGCTTCTGGTGCCAACGCACCCAGACGACGAAGCCTGGGACGTGTTCAACGCATTTCTCTGATCCATCCCCCGCTTCGGCGGGGGATTTTCCTTTTCTGGTGCCCCTATGTCCGTGCGCTCGCTAGGCCAGCTGACTATCGACATGCTGCTCAAGATGGGCGCGTTCGAGACCGACATGGCGCGAGCCGCTCGCGCTGCGGAAAAGAACGCGAAGCAGATCCAGCGGTCGATGCAGAACGCCGCGATCGGCGTCGCCAAAGAACTTGCAACCGTCGCGGGCCTTTCCTACAGCATCGCCCAAGCCTGGCAGGGGTTCCAAGGCGCGATCGACGCGGCCGACAAAGTAGATGAACTGAACGCGCGCCTGGGAATTAGCACCGAGAAGCTCTCGGAGTACCGCTATGCCGCGCGGCTGACCGGATCGGATATTGACTCTCTGGCTGGCTCGCTCGGCAAGTTCTCGAAGAACCTGGCTGAAGCACAGGACCCGAACAGCAAGCAGGCCAAGCTGTTCAAGACGCTCGGAATCCAGGTGCAGGATGCGACCGGGCGTCTGCGCCAAGCTCAGGACGTGCTGCCGGAGGTGATGGATCGCTTCAAGGCGCTCACCAATGACACGCTCGAATCCGCGACGGCGATGGAGCTGTTCGGCAAGAGCGGAGCCGAGCTGCTGGAGTTCCTCAACCTGGGCTCAGGCGGCCTGCAGAAGATGGGCGACCGCGCCCGCGAGCTGGGCGGAATCATTGACGGGGACACCGCCGCGGCCGCTGCCAAGTTCCGGGACCGCACGGACGACATGACCCTGGCGATGGAGGGGCTCTATCTCCAGGTGGCGGCCCACCTGCTTCCCCAGATGACCCAGCTTACCGAGACGTTCACCGACTACGTGACCGACGGCGAGCGCGTGGCGGAGGTGTCGAACGACGTCGCGAACCTCTTCCAGATCATGGGGGCAGCGCTGGACTTCGTAGTCCCGTTCTTCAAGGCGATCGACGACGTCATCCAAGGCACGGCCATGAGCATGGTCGGCCTGGCGGAAGCAGCGAAGGGCGTGATCAATCTGGACTGGGACCAGGTGAAGCGCGGCTGGGAGGTCGCTGATCAGGGCGGATACCTGGCCTACTACGGCGAAGAGATTGCCGCCCAGAAGTTGCCAGGTGCATTCGGCAGCACCAGCACTCCCAAGCCTGATGGCCGCCCCGTCAACCAGCCACGTCGGTCGGGCAGTTCCCGCCGCGGTGGCGCGCCCATGAACATGACCGCCGGGCCTGAGCAGAGCGACTACGAGCGCGCGCTGCAGAAGTACTACGCGGATGAAGAGGCACGCAACGAGAAGGCGCGCAAAGCTGCCTCCGACCGGGCGAAGGAGGCCGCAAAGGAGGCCAAGCAACGGGCCGAAGCTCTGGAGCGGAATTCCAACCTGGCGCGGCAGGCGGCCGCCGACCTCGAGGGGCCGTACGCCAGCGCGGTCGAGAAAGCGCGCCAGCAGGACGAGGCGTGGCGCAAAGAGCTCGACGCTGGGAACATGACTCAGGCCAACTACGCCGCTCTGGTGAAGCAGCAGACCGCACAGCTGGCCGAGCGTCGCGTCGAGATGGAGAAGCAGCAGGCGGCCCCGCAGGCTCTTCTGGACACGATGACGGGCGAGATCCAACTGCTCGGCATGGTTGGCCCTGCGCGCGAGCGTTACCAGCGCCAACTGCAGAACGAAAACGACATGCGCCGCGCGATTGCCGATGCCATCGAGGCCGGTAACACCGCCTTGCGCGACTCGCCTGACATGCAGGCAAAGCTGATCGCAGAGGCGCGCGCCTACGCCGATTGGTCGATGCAGGTCGAAGAAGCCGCAGCAATGGCTGAGCAGTGGGCCGGCATTGTGGTTGGCGGAGTCGGTGATGCCTCCAGCGCGTTCGCCGACTTTGTCGCTAACGGCGCCGACGATTTTGGCGACTTCTGGGATGACCTGAAGAACATCGCCAAGCGCGGAATCGCCGACTTGATCCGTCAGCTGCTCCAGCAGAAGATCGTTATTCCGATCCAGACCCAGATCCAGAACGGAATGAACGGCCAGGCCGGCGGCGGGATCTGGAACACGCTTGCTGGCCTGTTCAATGGGAACGGCTTCAGCGGAGCAGGCCAAGGGGCCGGCAATTGGGCGAGCATGCTCGGCAGCGGCAACGGCGGAGCCTTCTCCTCGCTCGCCGGCCTGTTCGGCGGTGGTTCCACCACCGCAAGCGCGGGGAGCCTCTGGGCGGCCCAGGCATCAAGCGGCGCTGGTAGCTTGGCCAACTTCGGCAACAACGTGTCCAGCCTGTGGGGTGCCGGCGCAAGCGGTGGTGCGAGCGCAGGCGCCGGCGCGGGAGCCAGCAGCATGGCATCCGCCGTGCCGATCATCGGCTGGATCATCGCCGGCATGATGAAGAATGCCGAGTTGTTCGACCAGGGCTGGGATATCGCCAACGGGGAAAGCTGGGCAGGCAAGGCGGCGACGTTGGGTGCGGTCTCGCATGCGGACAAGGTGTTTCGCTCGCTGGGCTTCAGCGACAAGATCTCGTCGATCCTCTCCGGCTCCTCCATCCACGCCAAGCTGTTCGGTCGCAAGAAGCCACAGATCATGGGCCAAGGCATCACCGGCAACTACGGCTTTGAAGGCTTCAGCGGCTCAAGCTACGCCGACGTTTACCAGAAGGGCGGACTGTTCCGCAGCTCGAAGCGGTGGACGCAGTACGGTTCTCTGGATAGTGACGTCGACAAGTACATCGATCAGGCCATTCAGTCGGTTCGCACAGGAACCGAGCAACTGGCTACGCAACTTGGCGTCGATATCAGCAAGCAGCTGTCCGGCGTGCGCGTCAATCTAGGGAAGGTGCAGCTTGACGCAGATCCAGCAAAGGCACAGCAGCAGATCGAGGCGCTGATCGCCAAAATGGTTGGGGACCTTTCCACTCAGAGCATTCGCATCCTCGGCTTCGGCGATCTGCTGAACAAAGGATTTGAGTCCGGCGATGTCATGAGTGCGCTGGCCGCAAGCATTTCGCTGGTCACGGGATCTGCGGAGGGGCTGGGACGCGCGCTGCAAAATTGGGAGCTAAGCAACATCACCAAGGGCGTCGAGTTCTTCATGGACCTCGCCCAGAAGAACGGAACGACCCTCGAGGAAGAGGTCAGCCGGGTCTCAGGGGTGCTGAGCAACTACGGCGCCCTGATGACCGACGTGCAGGGCCAGCTGATGACGGCAGGCCTCAGTGACTACCAGCGTGCTGCCCTCGGTATCGAGACCACGTATCGCCAACAAGTGCAGGCCGCCAACGACTATGCGAAGGCTCTAGGCCTGAGCGGCGCCCGCGCGGAAGACCTCGCGAAGATCGAAGAGTTGCGCGCAGTGAACATGGCAGCCCTGCAGCGCCAGATCGAGCAGGAACGCGAAAGCATCCTGGGCGGCCTGGCCCTGTCAGACCTTTCGCCCCTGTCTGACCAGGAGAAGCTTGCAGAGGGCATGGCCCAGCTGCGCGAAGCCGTTGCCGCCGGAGATTTGTCGTCCGCATCTGCCCTGTCTCAATCCGTGCTCGGGCTTGGCCGCAACCTGTTCGCTTCAGGCAAGGATTACAACGCCCTCTACGACCAGGTAATCGGCATGATCGGCAGCATCGGTCTTCCCGACCTTGAAATGGATGACGGGACGACGATGGGCGATCTGGCTGGAATCCTGACGGACCTCCCCCAGAACATCGCCCGCGCATTGTTCGCCGTCGCAAGCGGCGCGCAGGCCCCGCTTCCCTCGGGCGGCACCGCGGGCACGCCTACCGGCGGCAATGGCCAAGTGAACGGCGGCATGGGGAGCAATGGCAATGCGCAGTCGGACACTGGTTTGCTGACGCAGATTCGGGATCTGCTTTCCGACATCGCGGGCGCCAGTGGGAAGGTGAACGTTGACCGTGCTATGGAGCGGCTCGAGGCGATGAACCGATGAGCCGGCCAATCTTGCTTGTCGACATCGGCGCTGGCGAACTCCCGGCGGCCACGCCTGTGACGCCGCCGCTGGGCTCCTGGTTCCCGCAGCCCTACGCAGCGCCGCCACCCCCGACCCCGACGGGCCTGGTCAATACGCCGCGCGTTGGCGGTGTGCGCCTTGCTTGGAATGCACTGGCGCTCGCCATTGCTCGATATGAGCTCGAGCGTGCTCCCGATGCCGGCGGAGCGCCAGGGACGAGTCAAAGCGTCTACACCGGCACCGATCGCACCTTCAACAGCAATGAGTCGGGGCCAACGTGGTGGCGTGTCCGCTCGATCGTTCGGGGTTCCGTCTCGGCCTGGTCGAGCTGGGTGGAAGGGATTCCGATCTATCCGAACTACAACCTGCTGGTGAACCCAACGGGCGCCAACGGATACGCCGGGTGGGATCCCGGCTGGGTCAGTGGCACGCAGGGCACGATGTCCACGGCGCTGAAGGATGACGGGCCGGCGTTCGTGTATACGCCGAGCCTATCCGCAACCGATCGCGGCAAGGGGCAGCACGTAATCATTGCTGCGGGCGGCGGCGACTACACGTTGAGCGCAGGCATGCTCTCCGACGTGATGCTTACCGGGTCGCATTTCATTCAAATGCGGTTTCGCGATATCAGCGATGCGGAGATTGACACCTCGAACCGGCCTACGGCCTACAGCGTCACCTCACGCACGAAGGTCACCCGGTACAGCTGCACAGGGACCGCGCCGTCGAACACCTACGCAATCGAAGTGATCATCCGCAACACGGGCACGGGCAATCCCGGTGAAGTGGTGTGGGAGAAGCTGAAGCTCGAGCGCGGAAGCACGGCGACCCCGTTTACCGATGACGCCAGCGTCAAGCAATCCGTCGATGCGTCTACTTCGGCTGCGGCGCTGGCGTCTGCTGCTGCGGCCGATGCCGCGAGTTCTTTGGCTCAACTTGGCGAGATTGCGAACGATGGCAAGCTGACCGCCAACGAAAAGACCCAGGCTAAGCGCGAGTACAACGAGATCACTGCCGAGCAATCCGGCATCGACGCGTTGGCCGACGGCTATGGCCTCGCGACTGACAAGGCCACCTACGACAGCGCGATGACCGCGCTCAAGACCTACCTTCGCACCACTGTTGGCGTGCTGGACGCGAGCTTCGTCTGGACTAACGTGACGGGCACGACCGACATCAACCGGACTGTCTGGAACAACACCTGGACGACGCTCTACAACGGTCGCCAGGCGCTGCTTAATGCCATTTCGGGCAAGGCGCGTGCACTGGCGGCCGTGATGGCGGCGGGTGCCAACCTAGTGCCCAATCCGACCTTCGTTTCCAATGTGATCGGCACGCCGCTCAACTCCGCGTTGGCGACCAACGCAAGCTGCAGCGACAACTGGACCGTCTGGCGCGGCGAGCCAAGCTACAGTCAAGCCTACGTGATCCTGTTCCCGGGGGCGGGCGTAGGCGTTCGCTGCCATGTCGGCAACAACCCAATTGCGAACGGACAGCTGGTAGCGCCGCAGTTTCGTACGATTCAGCCGATTGCTGTGGAAGCCGGGCAGGCTTACGTGCTGTCGCCAGAATGGGTGCTCAACTTCAACGGCACGCTGGGCGGCGGAATCACGGCGAAGTCGCGATGCTTCGTCCAGTGGCTGGACTCGGCCGGCGCGCAAATCGGTGGCCTGGATGTTCTCGAGCGACTCCGAGGGGCTGCAGATCCCGGCCCGAAGCGAATCACCGCGCCCGCAGGCGCCCGCAGCTGTCACGTGTTCGGTGACACTTACGTCGAGAACACGTCTGGCGCCTCTTACACTCACGGCGCTAGCGTCATCCTACTGACAGAATTCCGCTCCATCTCCCTGATCCGTGCGTACTCGCTGGACACGGATTTGACCGATGGTGCGCAGTACGTCCGCTACGCCACTGAAGATGCGTACTTCACGGGCGGGAAGTATCGCAATGGACTCCGCTTCAATGCTTCGGGGCACCAGGTTTCGGGCGCCTACAACTTCCCGCCCGGCGGCTTTGCCAACATGGGCGCAATCTGGCTTTCGGGCGCGACGCTGACCTACACAGCTACTGCGGGCTCGCCTGCTTCTGCCACGATCTCCTGCAGTGCAATGACTCTGCGATCGATGGGGAGCGACAAGGCTTATAGCGCCAGCAGCGGTAGCGTGACAGGGACCAACGGCTCGACCGTAACCTACCACCTGTACTACGACGACGACACATGGGCCGGTGGCAGCCGCACGCTGGGAATTACAACCGACATCAACGTGACCCAGAACTCGCGCTCTCGCTTGTACATCGGTTCGCTGAAGGTGACCTATCCGACCAGTGGAAGCGGCGGCGGTGGTGGCCTTCCGAATTGCGTGGTTGAAACCTCTTTTGTCTCCGGCGGTCGCCGCGCCGGTAGCTTGCGGGCGGGCGTGCCACTGCTTCTGGCTAACGCCAGCACGTTTACCGAGCGTGATGGGGTGGTGAGCGCTCATCAGCGCGCCCTGGTGAATTGTGTCCGACTGCGCATGACCAACGGCGTGGAGTTGGATTGTTCGTTCACCGCACCTATTCCCACCGTCGAGCGGGGCCTAGTGGCGGCCAGCGACGTGGCCGGTCTGCGCGTGGCCACCAAGCGCCTCCGTCTCTGGATGCGTTGGTGCCCGGTTCGACTGGTGGAGCGCCGGCACTGGGCGTGGATTCGCGAGCACAGCGCGGTGGCAAGCGTCGAGGTGCTTGGCATGCGTTGGGTGTCGCACATCACCGTTGAGAACGATTGCTTCTGGGCAGGCCGCTCTCGACACGCATTCGTTTTGCACCACAACATCAAGATGGATCCTCTGTCATGAGCTACACAAAACGCCCTGAACTTGTGATTGAAGGGGGGCTCGTCGTCGAGCTGGACTCCGGTGAACTTGTATTCGTTCAGCAGCAGGTGAAGACGCTTACGGAGTCGCTGTGTCCTAGCATCTTCGTTTCGGCCACTTGGATTGACGAGCAGCTGCAGTCAGTGGTCGACAATCAGGGGCGGCACCGGGCGCGCGTGGAGTTCAGGCACGCAGCCAGCCAGTACGAACAAGACGTGCTGGGCTTGCCTGCGCTCGTACGTGAGTGCCTTTGGCTCGTCCTCGGAGAGCCGCTTTCGCTGGCAGCACTGCCAGATCCTCCGTCTGAGAATCCCCAGCTCAATGCAACCACGCTGATTCCCTGGGCGAGCGAGCTAGTGCGGTCCGTGGACATTCGCCGTGCCATCGCTATCGCCAAGCAGGGCGTGGAATTCGATTTGGATCAGGTGCTCTGATGGCGCGCAATTTCGGTCGGTTTGCATCTGTTCCCATTGGCCCGCAGCTGGCGGTGCAAGGCGCGGGCTTGGTGCTGACCACAAATGCAGTCGCGGTAGGTCAGGCGCGGCAGGGGCGCAGTGATATCGCAATTTCGACCGGCACCAGAGGGGCAGAGTTCGCCTTCTGGGGAGATGACGCGGTGTCTGCGATCGTGGGCGTGGTGCCAGGTGTCTCGGCGGTCAACCAGAGCCCCACTGCGGCGGGTGTGGGTTGGCGTTTGGCGACGGGAGAGGTCGGGTCACCCTCTGGCAATCTCGCCACCGGCCTCCCCGCTGTGGTCGCAGGGGACATCGTTGGTGTTCGGGTGGCGGTTGGCAGTCCAAGCACGATCACGTTCTATCGAAATGGCATCCAGGTGTGGAGCGGTACTTATGCCCTTGGAGTCGGCCTGGTGTTCGCTGTGTCCCTTACCGCGACGAAAGCCGGTGGTTTGAACTGTGCGGTGAATTCCGGCCAGTGGCAGGCCCAGTCACCCGCTGCACAAGCCGGGTGGTATAGCGACGCCGCCGGCCTAGCGCCGGTACGCGTGGCAGACTATGACTTTCTGAGCGCCTCCAGCGATTCGCCTGCACACGCTCGTTATGAGGGCCTGATTGCTGACGGTCTGCTCGTAGCGGCAGAAATTGGCTTCTGGCCGTGGGGCGGCGAGATGCCGGCGAATAGCGCCAGCGCCTCCTGCAGCATCGTCGATGGCGACGGGATGCTTGATGCAATTGCGGCGCAGGATTTCGGCGGTGTCGCAGTGGCGGTTCGTAGCGGCACCGTCGATGGCACTGTGGCAGCTGCGGCCACAGTTGCCCGCTTCGTTCTGGATCGGATCGATATCACTGGAGAGGGTGCGAAATCGATCGTGCTCCGTGACGCGCACGATGACCTCGATCAGACGCTCGCGCGCGGTGTCTTCCTGCCAAACATCCCGACGCTCGCCTGGAGCCCGCTGCCCGTGGTGATCGGCGCCGTCGCAAGCGTGCCCGGCCTGCCAGTGAATACAGATGGCACGGCCATCTATTTGAGCAGTCGAGCACTCGCGAGCGTCGACGTCGTCATGGACCGGGGCGACATCATGGAGGGAGGCACCTTCGCCGTCTCGCCGGATCAGCAGCAGCTTGAAATGTATAGCCCGCCCGTTGGACCGGTGGTGGCCGATGTTTCGACTATCGGCGCCGGCCCTGCGCCGGCGACCCTGCTGCAGGCGCTGACCGCGATCTTCTCGGCGATCGGCAAAGCTTCATGGTCGAGCGCCGATGCTGCGGCAATCGACGCAGCCACGGGTTATGCCGGTGTGGGCTACTACAACTCGGACGGCGCGACGGTGCGTGAAGCCTTGGCGGCCATTCTCCCGAGCTATGGGGCATGGTGGTGGCAGGATGCAGACGGCACGCTGCGGTTCGCTCGCGTGGTTCCGCCCGAGGCCTACAGCGGAACCCTGGCGTTTGACCTGGATCGCTCGGACGCGGTTGATGATGTTGTTTCGACACCCGATCGCGCACCGAACCTCACCCGGCGAATGGCATACAGGCCGAATGCCCAGGCGCTTGGGGCATCCGACTTAGTCACTGACCTGGTCGACGTACCTCAAAGCCGGCGCGATCAGCTGACGGCCCTGTGGCGCGGCCAGGCCTACGCCGCGGGGCCGCTCGCTGCGCAGTACACCCACGCTGATAGCGCGGACCCATTCGTTTCCTGTTTCTGGCGCGAGCAAGACGCGCAGGCTGAGATAGATCGGGTGGTCGACTTGTACAAGGTGCCGCGCGCGCTGTACGTCTGGCGTATTGCCGATCCGGCCTTGGCCCCAAAGCCCGGGCAGATCGGCCGGATCACCCACCCGCGGTTCGGCTTGGCCGCCGGCAAGAAGGTGCTGGTTCGCGCGGTGACCCGTAACCCTGCCACCGGCGATTGCACGCTGACTTTCTGGGGATAGACGATGTTGATTGGATACGGCATGCCGCAAGTGTCTACGCCGACCCTCACCGGCACCGGCGCGGATTGGCTCTCTGCTGACGGTGGGACGGCCATGTTTGACGGCAAGCCGGCGCGGCGCACGCGCATCCGCTGGCTGTCATCCGGCTCGCCCGCGATCGGGCAAGCGTTGATGATCGCCGCGCCTCTTGCGGCTGCCACGCGCCCGCGGGTGATCGGTTTGCTGGGCCTGAAGAATGTTCCGGAGGGTGTCTCGGTGATGGTCGCCGGCAAGCGGACCGGTGACAGCTCCCACGTTTACACGCTTGGCGGCGGCAACACAGGTGTCACTCGCCGCATGGCGGACGGTTCGATCGGGTGCTGGTTGGTGGTGGGCGAGGGTATCGATCCGATCGTCAGTCTGGCGGTGAGCATCTACAACAACCTGGGCGGCGCCACCTGGGCCACAGCAGCGACGGAGTTCGAAATCGGCGAGATCTTGCTCATGCCGGCGGTGACCGTCCGACTGGCCGAAGGATGGGGAATAGCTAGGCTTGACCCCAGCGTTCACACGCGGACGCGCGGCAGCCAGGTTTCGACGGTGCAGGCGACGAGCTTCCGGCGCTTCACGGGCTCGCTGGCCGGCGCACCGACGGCAGATGCGCGCGGCGGCGGCCTTGCCAACGGGGACGACTGGGAGACGATCGCGGCAATGCTTACGGGCGGTCGCAGGTGTGTGGTGATCCCTCAGTACCGCACGCTGCCCGGCAGCGTGTTCGACGCCGCGCTGTGCAACCGCACGGCGGTGTACGGCATCGCCATCGAGTTCCCCGGTCCGCAGAACATCCAGCGGCAGTACTTCAGCGGCACCATCACCGTAGAGGAGATCCCTCCTTAGGCGCTGGGTGCTAGCGCTAGCCCATCCCGAGAACCATCACATGGAGTATTGTCTGCGGGCCCCGGAGGAGAAATCTT